GGGATTGTATTCTTCGCTATCGCCTACGACTTCACCAATGGCTCGAATACAGGTTTTTGGACTGTAGATGCCAACAATGATTACAATGATTCCGAAAAACACCATACGCAATCTATCTGTAATCGGTTTCATTGTGCTTCCTTGATTTTACGTACTGAATAGAACTGATTAGGCAGGGCTTCTCGGTTATAGGAGTTAGCGAATCCTTCTGCTACCTGCCGGTCTTCAAACCTTTGTACTACTCGCTCGGAGTGGTAGGCACGGCCACCATTGGCTGGTTGAAAACTTTCTTCTAGGACCATTTCGTATTGGAAGTTCATAGTTTGCTCCTTACTTTGAAAAGAAATATGTTGCAACACAAATACCTACGATAATCAGAATCCATAATTTTTCATCACGTGCATGTTTTGCATTGTGCTTTTCGATTTGTTCTGGTGTCATCTTTGTGCCTAACTTTTTAACTTATGTATATATTATAGCAAAACTGCCATTTCTGGGCAAATTGCGGTGTTGCACAAAAACAACACTATCTATACACTCGTCTACTTGCAAATACCGCCTCCATCTTGTCAGATTCTGAAGGTTCTGGCGGTACAACTACAAAATCCTGGCAAGTCTTTTCATTTTTAAGCATACGCGACAATCTACAATCTTTGTTCTCCACGGTGCTGAGTGTATGATCTGTTATGGTCTTGCCTGTGGTTTCGTTGACGCCCACACTTGCAACACCAACACCAGCAATAAATGCTGGTGCGGCACAACCAGTCAACAGTGACAATAAAATTAAATATTTCATATAAAAAAGGGGCCTAAGCCCCTTTGTTTACTTACCGCTAGCAGCAATAATGTACTTACCAAACCTCTTATGGAACTCGTCAAAGTTCTTCATTTTGCCTGGTACCATTGGTAAATTGTAAGTTGTTAAGGCCACCCTTGCACCCATAACCACCAACTCTGTACTAAAGTTAGCCATCATAAAGCCCAGGAAGTTGTCAGCCTGTGCATGCCAGTCTGCAAGTTTTTCCCGGCCCAACTTCTTGTACTGATCTTGCAATTCATAGCACATAGAGATTGTCAAACTGTACATGGCACTGACTTCTTTTACTTTAAGTTCTTTGACCTTACCGCTTAACACATCTTCGGGCTTGGGCATTTGACCTGCTACCTTACGATGTGCCATAAAGCTGATACCAGTGCCTTCACCTACAGTACCCGAAATCAAGTCTGTAAGTTCGGCATCACTAGCATCTTCGTCTTGCAAGAAGTCACTAACAAAACTCCAGCTACGTGGAGTAGCGAATGCACGACTAGCTGACTTTGGATCAAAGTCCATAAGAGCCTGTTTAGCAAAGCCGATGTAACCTACAACATCTTGATGCACATTGTGATTAACCGCCCATTGGAACCAGCTATCAAAGTCACACTTGACTTCCATGTGTACAAAACGATTTGCCAACGGGCTAGGCATTCTGTAACTGACACCTTTGTCAGATTCTCTGTTACCTGCCGCAACAATCACAACATTGTCTGGAAGCACATACTTACCTATACGTCTGTTAAGAATAAGTTGATAACCAGCTGCCTGTACGCTGGGTGCTGCACTATTCATCTCGTCCAAGAACAATACTACAATAGGATACTGATCGGCAAGTTCTTGATCGGGCAAGTCAATTGGAGGAGCCCAATCCATCTTTTCGTTTGTCTTGTTAAAGAATGGAATACCACGAATGTCTGTGGGCTCCATTTGACCCAAACGCAAGTCAATCATGTGTCCGCCAAGTTCTGCGGTCAAATCTGCTACCAGTTCACTTTTACCGATGCCGGGAGGGCCCCATAAAAATACTGGACGTTTATTCTTAAAACAACGTAAAACGCGACTACGTGCTTCTGTGGGACTAACGGTGCGGTGTTCTGATACTGCCATTGCTTTCTCCTAGTTAAAAATGTATTATATTGCGATTGTCATTCTGTGTCAAATTAGACATAAAAATCTGTTGTAAATCGGCAGGCGTCGTAAACTGTTTCACGAACCATGGTGTCTGTGGCTTCTTCAAAGCCAGGTTCTCGAGCAAGATTGACCAGGGCTTGCCAAGTGCAGAGCCAGTTTTGCTCGTGTACACGACTTAGTAAAACAATGCCGTGAACCGCAGCATTGCCTTCGGGTGTAAACATTCCGTAATCTTGAATCATTGTAACTCCTTGTTTTTCACTATATCTTATTATAACTTAAACGTCATTTTCAAGCAAATAGGGTGTTGCGTTTATGCAACAAAATCGTATGCGTATTCGTTGCCGATTGGACCAGCGATTTGAACTTGGTAATTAAGACATTTGAGTTCGTCTAGGACCTGACGTGCCTTGGATGCAGAGTCAAACATTTCATCAGCAACAAACTCTACAAAAAGAGAGCCGTTAACGAAGCTGGGTTTTGCCGTTGCATCGTATGCTAAAACTTGATTTTTTACGGTGTTTTCAAAAAGTGCCTGTGTCATTGTCTAACTCCTTATTACTTACTATATCTCTATTATAGCGGAATCACCATTTCTGGACAAATTGACTGTTGCGTAAAAACAACATAAATATAGGATGCGTATACAAGAAATCTTAGCAGAAGGCCGAGCACATCCTGTTATAGTAGTGGATGTGCAACCGGAATATTCAGGCATGAATGACGGCGATGAAAACTCCGTATTCACAGAAATTATCAATTTTGTAAACAACCAAACAGGTCCGGTGTTGATGTTTGTCAACGCAGAAGATCAAGGACTCAGTGGTGATACTATTCAAAGTATTAAAGAATATTGGGACGATTCAGGATTTGCTCCTGAGAATTGGCGTAGAGTTCAAATAGTAGACAAAGGGTATGGGTACTTGCGTAGTTGGATGGATTCGGGAATAGAACCTGCAACGATTATTGCCACTATACGTGAATTGTATCAACAACGGAAAACGGACAGTAGAGAATTACAATTTCCTGCATCTAACAGACGCACTCCGCAACAGAGTTTGATCATGGGTGCTATGCAGGAAATGGAAGATGATCCTATTAGCGTTAACTGGACCAGTGTGGCACAATTAAAACGTTTTACGGGTGCTTATATAGTTGGCGGAGCACGAGATCAATGTTTGCGTGAAGTTGAACTACTAATGAACGCATTTAACATTCGCTACAAAAGAATAGACAGTTTGGTGTACACCTAATGCGTATTACAGAAATCATTACAGAATCATCAGGCTTACAATTCTCAGTACATACACCTGATAATTTTGCAAGTAGTTTTCAAATCACTTTATCGGTTCAAGGCAAACGCATAGGTCATTTTAATTTTGTTCGAGACCCTGATACTGATGATGTCAATAATGAAGTGGAAGTTGAGAGTCGCTTTCTAGGACAAGGATACGGCAAACTATTGTTGTTGAAAGCAATTGACGTTGCTAATAACCATAAATTAGACTTTCAACAAGACATACGTGGCGTTACAGATAGTCAACAACGTGTTTATGACAGTCTAGAAAGTGCAGGATTAATTGTAACTCCTGGCGATGGATTTTGGTTCTTGACTCCGCAAGGCGAACAAGAACTTGCTAGAGCCTAACTCCTACCTTTTTTGCTTTAGCTAACCGAATCGCTTCTATATGCTCTGGGGATTTTGGTTTTCCTTTACTTGCTTGTGATAAAATTTTTCTAGTTTCTTCAGACGCTTTCCTACCCTTAGCCTTTTCGGAGATTTTTTTCCTAGTTTCCTCGGATGCTTTTCTTCCTGTATTTGGATTTGGCAATCCAGCTTCTTTTAGCTGCTGAAAATGCTTCCGTTTAGTTTCTTTAATGGCAAGTATCTGTTCTTGGCTCATTGACACGCCTTTATTTGGGGCTTCTCTAGGAGATTTTAATTCGTTACTATCTATTTTTCTAATGGTGTCTAGATCTGGATCAGTTCCCCAATATTTTATTTGAGTCTTCATATTACTTGCAGACAATTTAGTTTTTCTTTCGGCTTCGCATATTCCTTTGTACACCACCCCCCTAAATTTAAATGCTCCCTTAGGCCTAATAGGCCCTACAAACATTTTGGCTTTTCGTTCTTTATATTTTTGTAAGTTTGTTTCTTTTAACTTTTGTTTGACATGCGGTAGCATTTGCTTACCGTAGTTAGGGTTTTTAGTGCCGGTCTTTGTCTTCATATGAGCAATATGCTCTAGCCTTAGTGATTCAAATACTCGACTGTTTATCTTGTGTTGTCTGCGACCGTACTTCATCCTGGTCATTGCAGTAAAGGCATGCATCATTTGAATATGTTGTTTTTTTGGAACATCTAATTTCCAGAGTAAGGCATGAGCAATGTAATGCTCTCTAGCAGTTAATTTAACTATATTTTCTTTTACATCGGGACCTCCCCAACTTTTAGGAATTATATGATGCTTTTCAAAATAAACTGCATCAGGCAATTCTCTGGTTAAGGCACGATCTATTAATAAATTGTACCATTTACTGTATTTGTTGTTGGTCACATCTACTGGCCAATTTATCATTTTTTTATTTTGCCAATGTATCGGTGTGAATAGCACACACGAGCCGCATCACGTTCTACAGTAGTTCCACCATAGCCGGGCATGGCACGTTTAGAACCATCCTTGTTTAAATAACTTGTTGCACGACTTTTACCATTTGTGCTTGTGGCTTGCCATAATGGACTGCGATTCCTATGCTCACCAAATGCCGGATGTGCAGTTTTACTATAATACAACAGGCCTCTACTGTGATATATTTCGGCTACTGCATCACTAAATGCACTACCAATACCCAATCCTTGAAACTCGGGTAATACAACGGTTCTATGACCACGCCAATAACTGTGTAGTGTACCGCTGGTACTATGAATAACTGCACCAAACACCACAGGCTTGTTGTCTATTAGACCTACATAACAATGTGCACCTTTAGCCAAGGCAGTATCTAGATAGTGATACTTACCAAACAGTCGCCAATACGTGCTACTTGTGCTGCGGATGGTGAGAGTAATTGGTGGTCGTCGCCCCAGTCGATGAAGTGACCTCCGGTTTTCTAAGACACGTAAGTCCGTGTCATATACGTAGTCAGGATCTAACCATTCTACTATGTCTCTGTGGCAACTGGCAATGTATAAAGGTTTGTTATCACCTTGCCGATCATAATACTTGCGAACACTATATGCAAGACTTTTGGCAGTGTCGCGATCCACCACACTTGTAAATTCATCAATGGTATTGATACCTTGATCCAAACACATGGCCATTTCAAATCTATGCCGTTCGCCATTGCTGAGTGTAACAGGCGGACGAAACCAAGCAGGTATAGTACGCAATCCACAACTTAGCAACAGTTCTTCGCCACGTTCGGGTGTGCTAAAGTTGTCAATAACATAGGCTTCATCATCCATGTAAGGTTGTTTGAGCTCGCCTAAACTTCGCAGTATTGTGCTCTTGCCACTACCACTAGTGCCCACAATCAACACAATACCCTCTGCGGGAAGTTGGGGTATTTCTACCCGGGTTTCCTGGTAGTCTTTGATATCGTACTTGGTACGTATTGTTTCTAAATAACTGGTCATATTATTCCTCTACAAAAAGTGCAGGATCAAGTGAAATTGTATTCGAGTTCGAAACCGGGTTCAGTGTTAAATTTAATCGTTGTTCGATTATGTTGCAGTATTCGAGACTGAGCTCGGTACCATGAAATTTTCTATTGGACAACAAGCACATCTTGGCAGTAGTACCTGACCCGGCAAAAGGATCAAATACAGTGTCGCCTTCGTTGGTCCAAGTTGTGATCATGTCGTGTGCCAAGGCTTCGGGCATGATAGCCGGATGTTCAAATGCAATTTTGTCCTTGGTGCTGTGTCCGCCACCCACATTGTACTCAAATATATTTTTTACTTTGGTAAATTCATTTCTTTTGGTCTTGGTGTAGCTGATATCACCGCCTTGTCCACGATGTTTCATATTGGCTCCGAGATGGCCGTACTTGGCCTTGACCATGATGGGATTGAAAGTTTCTGGAGCATCCTTGCTCAGTATAAACACATACTCCCAGGCCTGATGATACCTTTTGCTACTGACCCCGGCTGGCATCGGATTCTTTTTGGCATATATCATTGTGTCGTGTAGCCTAAATCCCAAACTCATAAAGTATAGGGCTTGACGCATACTGGTTCCGGTCTCAGATCCGTTTACCGTGGCGTCGGCCACGTTCCAGGCAACGACTCCGCCACGGCGGGTAGTACGCCATAATTCAGTGGCAATAGCTTCAAACGGAAAACTATAACCGTTGTAGTTCCTTATGTTGTCGTAAGGAGGACTGGTCAGTGTGAATTTTATTGAGTCGTTGGGCAGAGTTTTGAGATAGTCTAAACAATTGAGATTGTAAACATTGACATCATTCTGAGAATAGAACGGGATAGACATTGGATTTTTCCTTCAGGTTAATTTCGGCCAAAATTGTATCTTTGTCAAACTTCCACGGTTCAGGTAATGGAAGACAGATATTGGCAGAATGTTTGTATTTAGTTAGATTTTTGTATTCTTTGAAACAGGTTGATTCTCGTTTGGCATTGCCATTGATACGTTCGCATACTTTTTGTGCCGCACCATCTATATCGGCGTATCCAGCAACACAGGCTCCTTCTCGCACCCAAGTAATAACAGCAGGATCAATTGGTTGATACTGTTGCCAAAATACACTCACAATATACGATGACAATGTGTGATTGTAACCGTGTGCCACAATCACTTCGTACGAAGTATTAGTTCTATACTTGTTATGACTTTCGTTTATGTTGTCTTGAAATCCCTTTAATGTGGCCAGCCCCACATTGACTGCACTCTCAGTACTGTCATTTTTAAAATCTAGTTGTTGTCGACGTTGTACAATTTCAAGCCCGGCTGTCCATTTATTTTGTTTGACATTTTGATGCGGACCCAAAAACATAGCGGGATCGGTTTGAAAATCACGTCCCATTTTGGTTTTGAGCACATGCGGACTCAGTTGTCGGGTCTTGACCGACACTTGTATCTCGCCAAGATAACCGTCAGCAAAGTCTTTGGCATCTCCGGTATGATTTATGCCAAACGATTCACAGATGGCAAATTCCAACAGTCTCGGTGGCAAAGTATCGCCCGAATTAAAAATACTTTTTAATCCATGATAGATTCGAGCCTTGAATAATCGATCATCAAAATTCATATGTGTTCTTTCATGTAAGCAATTATAATATAACTGTCGTTGTTTGTCAACTGTTATCTTCTAAATTTTGTAGATAGGTGTTTAAGTCGCCGGCGTGTAGTTGCAACATGATCAAAGTAGTTTCATCAAAGATTATTATGGCGTTATAAGTATCAATAACATACGGACTAGTAAGCAATCGTTCTAGTTGTAAGAATTGCCGACCTCCAAGCCCTCGTTGTAATTTTACCCGGTGTGCTTGAATCTTGGTATGCTTGTTGATCCAGGCCAAAGCTTCGCGTGTTAGTCTAAGGCTTGCGGGATTGATAGGATTAAACCACCAGCGTGGAGGATCAAGGGTGACACCTGCAGTGAACAGGTCAATCCAGGACTGTCTAAGGTTTGTAGATGGTTTCACCTTGCTTGAGCAAGACCACAGTGAACTTGTCGGTCTTAAAAAGGGTGTTGAGTTTTTTGCAAAGATTAATTGCGTGGCCTGAATTGGAAAAACTAACTTTTTTGTATTTTGGGCCGGGATAACTTACAAGTATGTTGTGTGTTTTTAAATTGATCGGTTGATTATCATAAAAGATAGCCCAGATACCTTCGCTGGCCAACACTTGGTCGCTCTTGTAAGTTGTTTTGTTTACATGGTCCAACAACACTGTTGGTTTTGGTCTTGACATCTCTTTTCCTTGATATACAGTTTATTTATCACCGTAATATGCGTAGTTTTACTTAAAGCCACCGCCATCCATGTTTATTTGAACAACTTCGGGCAATTTGTTACGTGATTTGGTCAATTCTGCTACTGTAGACAATAAATCATAAATTTCACTGTGCAAACTTCTGGCTTCTTGTGCATTGAGTGTGAGAATTTTACTATTACTACTGTTCATGGCACGTACTCGATCGTTGAACATTTTGATCTGTAATGATTCAGTCATGTATTTCTTTCAGTGCCAAATCGGCACGTTCTTGAGTCTTAAATGGTCCCTGATACTCGTAACGGTTAAGAGTAATAAGTTTGGGGCAAAGTTGTCTAGTCCAATGACTATTAAATTTAATCAAATAGTGTCCGGCACAAAAGAAACTTTTGCTTTTGGCACTTTTGGTATATATTGGCAAATATCGTTGTACGTCCAAGACTTGGTTATATGCCGAACTATTGACCGGGAATCCGTATACGTCTTGCTCGACGACTTTTGCCGGCTTTGAGGCTTTGACAAATTCAATATTGTATTTTTTGCTGATCAGTTTGATACTGGGAAAATGTTCACGCTCATTGTCATGTACATAAACATATCCACCATTTTCATCCACTGCTTGGATAGTGGCAATTTTGTTACCCGATTGCTCTACGATCCAAAATTTGTTTTTAATTACCGGTTTGGCTATAACGTCCATCATTTTTCCTTTAGATTATCATATAAGTAATTGGCCCAAAGTGCATGTCCTTCGGGAGTTGGGTGCTTTGTTTCTTTTTTATAATTGTATCTACTATTATGTAAAAAATCAATTCTATTTTTTCCGGCGTCTAATAATTCTATTAGACTTGTTTTATAAATTGAGTCAACAAATTTATTTTGTTTCCCCCATTTTACTATATTGTAAACTGCGAATGACATTGCCCTTACATTGTTGTCATATGACGAATGATTGATTTGCGTTTGTATAAGATCACACCAAGTTGTGTTTAGATAATTAGGAGTTAATATACCAATATTTTCTTTAAAACTATCAGTAAAATTTCTACCTACTAATATTTTAAATTTATTATTTAACAAAGATATAATGTTGTTAATTTTAATAAACTGTTGACATTCAATTTGGGTGAGGAGATCATTAACTACCTTTATTGTGTTTAAATCAACTACAGGTATTGTCTCTCTACACAATTCTGTTAATGTTAGTACAATATAAATCTTTTTATAGTCTTTAAACGAATCATTAAATCTATGCATTTCAGCCAATCTTTCAAATTGAGAAATAATCCATTCGTTTGAAGCACCGGGTCCGGCAATGTTGATCCAATCAGTGTTTAATTTTTTACTTAATTGTCCGCCGAATACATTATTCAATCTAAATTCTTTATCATCAATCACCATAGCAGAAAAAGAATTACCTAGGCTATCCCCCCAGGTCCAACTCTCACCAATAGAAATTAATAAATCACTGGATCCATTTATCTGTTCTGTTGCCCATGGAATAATAGCCCCATTAGAATCTCTGTTCCATGCGTGATCAGTTTGATCCGGTGACAACAGTTGTTCAATCATTTTTGTTTCATCCTATACATTGTAATTATTTTGCCCAGTTCGCGATCAAAATCCTCTACACCATCGGGTATAATATAAAGTTCTTCCGAACTGCCGTTGGCTCCAAGAGTATATTGCGGTGCGCTTTCGTTTACTGAGATAATAGTACCACCATTGGCACTGGTTATTTTAAAACTAATACCCGGTAGATTCATACTACTGCTGGGATTTGCCAATGTTACAGTTTGCAGTTGACCGTATGCTGATTGATATGCGTTTGTTGCCACTTTGTTTTCTTCCTCTAATATTATTCGACCCTGTGCGAGCCAATTAAAAAATCGCAATCTCCAACTACGAGATTTTGGAAATAATACACGGTATGCTTTATCATAACGATGTTTACGATCCGCAAGTTCCTTCATGACTTGATCATTTCCATTGCTACAATTTGTCCAACCTGAGCAGAAATGTCTTGGTCATCGTGTATGACATTTAAGATCTCAATAGTCTCGTCCTTTTTGGGATCATAGCGTCTTGTAATTAACACAACACCACCACGGCCCACACTGACATCAAATCTAAATGTTCTGGGAATGTCGTGGTTGTCAGGGCCTGCAAGTACCCCTGCACGATGGCCTTTGCGTCTAGTAGGGTTACCACTAGCAAGTCCGGCAGTGGCATACACTTCTTCATCACATTTGCCGTACTCTTGACCCCATTGTACTATTTTATTACATAACCATTTGATCATTTTAATCCTTTGTCTGTTAGTGCTACAATGACCTGTAGTCGGTCCAAACTTTCCTTTGCAGTGGCCAGGGCATCTGCAACTGCCACATGGTCTTGAGCAAGTTGTTCAATATGCCGTTCCATTTCGATCTTTGCACGTACCCAGTTAATTGCTTCAACGGCGTCGGGGGTTAGGCTTACTGACCCATATGGTCCATAGATCTGGGTCCAATAATTTCCATCCCATGTTTCTATGCGGGCGTTATTAAATCTCAGAGCACCCCTGGCTGGGGCAGGCACCGGAGTATCGGCATTGATATATGGACCGCCAGCGACTTCATTGCCCGAGGTATTAATGTATTGACTTCCAGTTAGCCCACTAAGCATCCACAGTCTCCAATAGTTCCGGAGCTTTGGACTTGATCAATTCCTTTAGTGCCATTTGTATGTAATCGTTCACAGTCATATCTAACCTATGTGCACGACGATAAATCGCCATCTCTAGATCACTGTCAAGTTCCAATTGTATCATAACTCGTGTGTCGTACTCTCGGCCATTAACAATAGCAGTGGCCTTTTCCACAAAGTCTTCTTCAACGTCTAGATCTGTGTAGTCAACACCGTCCCATGCTGTGTTCATGTCGATACTACGTGTGGCAGCTTCTTCGGCATGTGCTTTTGCATACAGGGGATTGATCATTCGATATGCACGTTCGTTGGTAAAGTCATGTGCTGAAACTTCGTATACTGTTTGCGTTTTTGTATCAAATACAATGTCAATGCTGTACCCACCTCGTCCATGTATGCCATTCCAATTGGCCAACATAAATGTGTCCTTGCCGTAGCAGTTCCACAAATAACGGTCACCTTCTGTGATTCGGTAATTGGCCAGCTCTAGCCATTGCTTTAATGTAATCATTTCTTCTCCGGATAACTTGCTGATAAAAAGTCCACGTAACCTTGAATGTTTTCACTGATGCGTTTCAAATCATACTTGCCACAAAACTTCAAAAACTTGGTACCAATTTGTGGTATGTCTTTTGGTACGCTATTTTCTGCGATAGTTTTTGCTATGTTCATTTTAACATCATCGGGCTGAGCAGTCAAGTCCACAATGGTCACATTACGATGATAGTCATCTAGAACCTTGTGTTCAACTCCGTTATGGTCAGTCCAACGTTGAAGCATGAGATTGTTCCACGCAAATCCTTTGTTGTTTCTATCTTCAAATGCTTCTTGTAGGCCCACTCGGTTTTTAGTGCCTTTGGTACGCACACCTGGATAAGCACTAAACACATTGTCTGTAGCATCACCACGCATACATTTTTCAAACAAGATCCATTTGGGGTCAGGAATTTTCTTAGGCTCTTTAGTTTTCTTGTCAATAACTAATCGGCCTTTTTTATCCAATATGCCCGCCAGTGTATGCAGCTCGTCGCTAATGCCATTGTACTGCACAACATTGTCGGCAAGTAATTGATAAAAGTCTGTATCTGAACTTACAATAACGTGCGAATCCTCAGGGTGTGCTTGAATCCATCCTGCCACCAAGTCATCTGCTTCCAGTGCTTCGTGCCGGAGAACAGTACAATTGCTTTTTTCATAGAAGAACGTTTTGAGTTCGTCAAAAGTTTCCCAAAATAGTCGATCTTCTTCGGCTTCTTTTTCTGTAAGTGCAGCTCGTGCAACTGCACGGTTTTTCTTGTAGGGCTCATAATAGTCCTTACGCCAACTACGTCCTTCCAAACAGATCACAACATGATCTGCTTTTTGTTCTCGGTATGCTTTGGCAATAGAGTTGAGTGTAACGTGAGCAGCAAAGCCCAATCTGTCCCAAGTGTCTGCTTGGCGAGCGGCTGAGTGACGTGCACGGAAGAATGTATTAGCTGTGTCAACGATTAAGTATTTCATAGCATAATAATAGCATATTATGATTTATTTGTCAAGAGAATTTGGACATAATATTGCATTAAAAACTCGGCCCAAGCCCGGTGAGCATCTGCCCCAAAATGGTAAGAATTGGGATTTACCGTTTTGAAACCTTTTTGTATGCACCAATTGTAATAGGTTAAATTACTGTCATACGGACCCACATAGTTTAATCCCCAATCATGCTCATTGGGTACAACTTTTGTTGCATCTGTTGTTATTTGACGACTACGAATATTTGCAAAGTCACTGTAGGTGTTAAAGAATATATGCGGAATATTTTTGTTTTCTAACGCTTGGTGCAAACGCCAAATTTGATCATGCCAGCCAAGTAGTTTGCGTTCCCTGGTCACGTGTGTTTGATCTACGACCCATTCTCGATAACGTTGTTGTAATTCTCGAGGCACAGTATCTGTACCACTGGCAGTGACTTGGTAGTAGGTGTTATTGTGTAGCCATTCCTCTCGCTCCCAAGTACTCCAGCCAATAATAACGAGATCGGGTTTTTCTCGTACAAATCCACCTTGTACACTTTCTATGTGTGGCCAAGTTGTACGCATTATGCGATCATTACTGGCTGCACTTTCGGCATCGCATTCTAGTACTGCGTTCAATTCGTTTGCAATCAAGCATCCGTAACTTAATTTTAAATTGTCGGGATGTGGCCGGCGTCCCAAGTTTCGATACAAGTAATCGTCTTCGGCAAAACAGTAGGGGTTTGCTACTTCGGCACCAGCACTGTGGCTGTCGCCATTGACATAAACGATCATTCGCGATATGCCGGATTGGGAAATTCTAGTTCAAACACATGATAAGTGCCGGTATTTTCTTTGTCTCTGAGTATTTCCATTGTGCGATTTTGTTCGGCTTCGTCCAGAGTTTTAAATATACCGCTTCCGATAGTTCCTGTGCCCATGCCAGCCGGAGAGATATAAAGACCACCACTGATTGACAGTTTGGTCAATTGATAAAATTTCAGTATGCGTGGTGGTTTTAAACTTTCCATTAGCTTACCTCGGTCCGTCCGTTACCAATGTCCTTTTTGTCAATGACTCGGGGGCGATTGTCGTAAGGTTGATTGGCTTCCCATTGCTCGTAGTTTTCGGCAAGTACATTTCGGCACACATCGGCAAACCACTGATCCACCATGTCTGCATCAGTTTTGCCTTTGTAGCCCGAACGTGCTAGATTGGTAATAAACTTTTCATTCCAGTCTAGTTCAAATGCACCATTGCCAATATTTTCTGGATCTAGTTCTACTTGAACTACACTGACCCAAGGTTCGCCTTTTGCATCTGCAATTTGTCGTGGAGTCATTCCAGTAAAGTCTATTTTCTTTGTTGTCTTTCGAGCAGGAGTCTTTTTAGCTGGAGCTTTTTTAACTTCGGGTTCTGCTCGGGGTTTTCTTGTTGCCATATTTGTCCTTTATTTTATTTAACGGGTCGTGTCAACAACCATAATAAATGTTCTTCACCGCCGTGCCAATGATGTTCGTATACGGGTTCACCGGGACCGGTGTAAGTAGCAGTGCCTTGGTAGGCCTTTTCAAGCCATATACGGCGACCCGATTGTACACAACGTCTAGGCCACAGTGCAAACTTTGATTTCCACTCGGCCCGGTAGTAAAAGTGATCAAGGTCGCTGAGTATATCTAGTGGCAATTAAGTGCCCCACTCTGTTATTAAATTGTATCCTGCATCTCTTATTTTATCTTCGTACATCAAAGTCTTCTCGTATAAATCTTTCATTGGTATCTTTACTACTGGGTGAATCATTTCTGGGTCATAGGTTTGTGGGCATCCGTGCCAAAATCTTCCATGATATAAAAACACTGTATTTGAATTTGGATCATACCCATCAACTCTATATTTTACTTCTGGTAACCAATATTGGCGTTCGGGTACATTTAGCGAATCTAACCATCTTTTTTCTGCCTTTGATACAGGAGTAATTTTATGAGACGCATGAAATACCCCCTTTCTTAACGCCATTAATTCTTTAAAATTTTCTTTTTTACAAATTGGGCACGGTGTACAATGTTGTTTTGTTGAAATTCCAGTAAAAGATATACCTATATGTAAACTACATTTTATATTATTAAATTTATTTCTTGTATTAGGCATTAGAGTTGCATCTGTGAAATTTAATTCAGGTCTTTGACTTTTGTACCAATCAAGTCGTTCAGCTGAAGAAACTATCAACGTTTTTCCAATATGATTTGATGTATATTCCTTTGGGCAACAATATTTTCTTTTTTTAGTAAATGAATAACTGATAGCTTGTTGCTCTCCGTGAATACATCTATATCTAATCTTATGATCTACTCCAGTATATTCTGATATGAATTCTATTTTATTAACTAATTCAGGATTCATTAACTCAAATAATTGAATAAATTCTTTATGTGTTCTTTTATTTACAGGATTCGTCACGTAGTTCCCCAAACGTTATTAAATATATTTATGCTATTTAATAATAAATGGGGAATTTAATTACGTAGACCATGCGTTCTTAAAAAGCGGAACTTGAAGTCTATCACTATAACGCCATCCACGTTGCATTGTTGCAAGTGCCACGTTCTTTGCATTTAACGTATAAACACTTTCAACACCGCCTACAGGCATTAAGTATACGTGTCCAACAAAGCCGGCATCACGATATTCTTTTACCGCACGTTCTGCATCCGATATGTCTTGTTCTGTGGCCACTACAAACTTTAGATATGCAGTCCCAAACCATTCATATTCGCATACAATTCGAGGTTGTATTGCGTCCGCCCACGATTCGCCACTTGCCGGTAACTTGGCACTTACACTGAAAGTAATCTCTCTATTTCGATTTTGTCGTTGCCATTTAAACAAATACTTCTTGAAGTCATCGGTCAACTTTTGTGTGCCATTTGTTTCAAATGTAATCTCCTTAAGACCCTGCATATCAGGATGATCCAACAAGTCTGGATACTGTCGTTGCCAACCCAGCAAAGGTTCGCCGCCTGTGATTACGAGATGCTCGTCCTCCCACCCCTTGTGAGGTAATATGTCCATAATCTGATGGGCAATTGCGTCAGTATCAAGCATGGGACTAAGATGCTTAAACCTAGGATCCCAACTAGCATAACTGTCACATCCAGTAGATACCAAAGGCAATTGTTTATAATCGTTGAACATGTGGACCACTTGAGCAATATCTTCGACTTCATTACTAGTTTCTCCTCGAGGCATACCAAATCCGGCACATTTAAAGTTACATCCAAACACACGTAAGAACACAGAAGGAACACCCATGTAACGTCCTTCGCCCTGTACACTATAAAATAATTCTGCTACTTTTAATTTACTCATATATTTTTGACCACTTCTTAAGTTTAATTTTTTTGTTTGATTTGGCAACATCTAGTTCACTCTGTGTGAATAGGCCTTGCTCGATCAAAATGTCAATCATGGCCAAGACATCACCAACTTCTTTTGCAAGATTTTCGCGTTGTGTGCCTTCGCCATTTAAGTATACATTGTCCACGCCAAAACGTCTACACTTGCTGACATTTTGTATAACTTCGGCACATTCTTCTTGCAATATGCCCAAGGCTTCAAGAATTCGGTCGTTGTTGTGATCGATTGGTGTAATTTCTTGCATGGCACGTTTTTCTATGTGATTTTTCATTTTTGGTACTTGCATAAATTGTCCTTTGTTGAATTATACTATATATTTTTAAATGAAGCAAGTCTATTTTCAAGTTGACTATACCTTTCTAGTGATTCATTATACAAACTGACATATTCGGGATGAATGGAAATATTTCGATTTAGATAATCTCGAATCGGCAAAGAAAAATGAAAACAGTATCGGCCTTTAAAGTTTAAATATTTAGATTTTTCCAATCGTTCAGGAACAAATCCTTTGTTCTCTTGAAACCACAGAGCAACGTCGGGGTGATGTTGCCAATCGGGAATGACATAAGCATTGTCGTTGAGCAAATGATTCATCATGCTACCATTGATAGAAATATTTTTAATATCTATAAAAGTGTCGTTTTCTAATTGGCCATTGATGCGGTATTCATTGGTGCTGTGTTTGTCACATAATTCGATCCATAGCACATGCTCGTTATCGGCCAAGTCACATTCAAATTTCACATGATCCAAGGGCATAACAGTATCGAGCACAACTGTGTCATCAATACCAATCTGTACCACTTCGGGCATACTAACGTAATTGGTGTTTAAAAATAGTTCAAACTTAACCATGGTGTTCGGCAATGTCGTCCTCGATAATGATGCCCCTTTCCAACTGATCCAGCTTTTGCTCAAAGTAGGCGATAACATCGTTGTCACCGACCCAACTGTTGTATCCCAGTTGCCTAATCAGTCGTTCGGCACGTATTCTGCGTTGTACTCGTATTTTAAAATTGCTATTTTCGTTTTTCCAATATATACCATTGTCGGTGTGTCCGGGAAAGGCCGATTGTATGTTTAACTGCTCTTTCAGTGACTCCAGTGGTGATCCCGGTATAATGCCCAGGGTAAACCCTAGGGCCACAGTGTCTATGGTTCGATCCAGGGCCATGGGTTGATATCGTGTCAGTAGATCCAATGTTGATTCAAAATCCTGTTCGGTTTCGGTGGGATAGCCAACAATCAGTAACCAAGTGCATCTAATGCCGTACAACTGTATTTTGGTCATGGCATAATCTATATCACTGTTACTGAATTTCTTTTTCATATGGTCACGTACCTGTTCCGACCCACTTTCTATTCCAATATATAAACTACGTACTCCGCTGTCTTTTAAATTGATCCAATCTTTTTCTTTGTAAGTAATTGCCGGCTTGATTATGTAATAGCCGCTCCAATGTATTTTGTTATCGCTCCAGCGATTGTAAATGGCCAATACATTGATAAAATCTCGGAATGCGCGATCACTGCCGTTTACCAAACTGTCATTAAAAAAGAAATGCTTTACATCATACTGTTCTTTTAGTTTGATCAGTTCATTGGCCAGTTTGACACCGTCCTTGAACTTGTACTTGTCCCAAAAACTTCTTATATCACAAAAGGTACAATTTCTTACACATCCACGGCTACCTTCTACACCAATGGTGATTCCGTGTACACGTGAATTTATATATTGTTCCAGCCGGAATCCGCTATAATCGGGAATGGGAATTGAGTCAAAGTTTTGCAGCGACTGCCCCACACTGTTGACTCCGGGAAACGGCAACCGATCGCTTAGTATAGCTCGCCAAGACAATTCGCCCTCGCCAATGGTGTAAAAATCGATCAAACCTTTTTCGTATAATTTTTTTCCGTAGTCACTGGAATTGGCTCCGGCTCCGCCAACTACCACAATGCCCGACATTTGTTGTCGATAGCGTTCTAAAAACCACGTGGTGTATGCAAAACTATGAATGCTAAACACACTGATCCCAACAACTTGGGCTCGAAATATTGTATCCAAGTCAAGTGTTTGTGTAAAAGCTTCGACCAAATCCAATTCATCTGCAGACAACTCTTGCTCAAGTTCGCACCAATCATTTAACAGTCGATTGTTGTTTGCGAAATAAGTTTGAAATTCCAAATTGATATCTATAAAATCTACACTGCATCCCATGGACTTGGCAATAGACTGTAACAGTGCTGGAGCCATGGGAGGATTATTCAAACCCAATTTGGGTGTATTAAGTAACACAACCGATTGATATTTGCTCTTGGCAAGCACTAAATCGGTTGTGTTATTGGGTTCAATCTTGTAAACTTTATGCAAATTTTTCTCGATTATGATTTCAATCCATTATTAAATTTTGCACATCTTCCCTCAACAATGGTTATTGAAGGATCTTGTCGAAACTTTTCTTCGGCCTTGGCCACATCTGATTGACATTCGGCTCGATTTGCGTAGGGAGTCTCGACCGACATTGCACCACATTGTGTTCCTTGACAAAAGAACACAATGGCCAGATACATGATGTTAATATCCATTAGGCAAACAAGTCCTCGCCATCTTCTCTGTGACCTTCTCGATAAGCCATATTGCTTTGTGTTTCTCTTACTTCGACCTTGAAGCACCAAAGTCTTTCTGCTTCACCTGGTCCCCACATATCGGGAATGTAAACTCCATTCACATACTTGTAAAGCATATCTGCTAATCCTTCACAACCTAAACGTGGTAGGATAGTCAACTTGGCCATTTTTTTACTTTCCAACAGTTTGAATGTTTCAAGCTCGGGATCGTCTTGTGCTACAAGTAGCGTATGATCAAATTGATCTTCTAATACCTTCTTTAATTCTTTTAATCCACCATAGTCAGCTACCCAATTACGTGCATCTAAAGTATCTGTACCAAAGTAAAATTTCATACTAAATGAATAGCCATGTATGGTATTGCAATGGCTGTCGGCTCGCCACTGTCTGTACGCACACGGAAATGCATCGTGGTATTCTTTTGTACTAGTAAATCGATAAGTTGTCATGCTGTTTCTCCTATGTTAATTATAGCATAGGCTGGCAGAGTTTGTAAAGCGGGATGAAGCCCGAGACCGCTATAGACTTATTTAATTAAGTCAAATTCCTGTTTCACATTGTGAGCTTTGACGTTGTCCATAAATTTAAGTAGGAACACACTGGCAGTTGAAGCATCATCACCATTGAAGTTTATTTTAACATAACCAGTACCGTCTTGTCTATAGTAACTGGGTTTAGCCTTACCATATTGCACAGTTTTGCGTTTTACAAGATCAGATACTCTTACGGCACCATAACCGGGTCCTGGTACTTCGGCAACAGTACCGCCAATCATGCTGAACCATTCGCACATTTCATCCGTGATAGCGTCTACATCTATCCATATACTGTAATTGAGTCGACATCCTGGTGGTAATTGTATCATACTGGTTTTGTATAAAAAGTAAAGGTGTTGTTGTTGTTCTGTATCAATAACAAACGCAAATTTCCGTCACTGTCTTTGTATAACGTGGGTTGACTGTAGTTACCAATGTCGGTGCTCATTTGCGGTTGCATACTGGGTTGAAAACTTCCGTTGGTCAATATCCATAAATCTGGCAGAGTACTAAAATTCCAATTGCTATCTACATTGTCTACATAAATTGCCGGACTACCATTGATATTTAGGCTGCGTGTGTAGTATTGAAAATAATAATTGTTGGGCTGGCTTGGAAAATATGTACTGGTAACATTGGTAAATGACAATCCGGCATTTATTTGTAATGCAGTAAATGAGCCGGTACCGTTATCCAATTTGTTGTCGGTCAGGATCAATAAATTATTACTTGATACTATATTTACTATATCGTGTGCCGTACCTTCTGCACCTGGTAACCCTATTACATTGAGAAAATTCATATTTCTGTCAAATATCTGCACCACGGCATTATACCCGGCAACAAGAGCAAATCCCACATTGGTAGTAACTATACCAATATTTCCACTATTGGCATCTTTAACTACAGCACATGCCCCACCACTGCTGATAAATTGTGCAGTATGAGTCAGAGTAAAATTACGCAAACCATTATTGATGTAAATATTATTGGCGTAGGTGTTAGTCCCGCCCATTACAATACTGGGCCCATCGCCATTTAAGTCACCAATACAAACTGCATGAGCCCATACAGTATCGACAAAATCATATCTGGTAAAAACAGCACCATCATTCCAAAACATCACGCTGGCAACGGGACTGCAACATAACTGATTTGACAGTGATGGACTGTCTTGAAATCCACCTAAAAAGATATCGGGTTTACCGTCACTGTCGAAGTCGGCAATAATAATGCGTTGACTTCCATAAATCATGTTGTTGCCAACACCCAACATGGCGTCGGTTTGATCTTTCAAAGTCCCGTCAGTTTGTTGTATCAGTATTTTTACAGGAACTTTGCCATGCACTGCATTGGCGTATGCGGCAGGCTCAACTGCCCAACCACTTACTACTACATCTTCAAGTCCGTCGCCATTTAGGTCGGCCACTTGAGTATTAAAAATTTCTCCGGTTGCCTCACTATTTTGATAAGTTGTCACCTGAGCTAAAGTTTGGTTAAGAACGTGAGAAACCGTCGGAGTATTTGCACTAGAGACCGAGCCCCCGCCTCCCCCACAAGCAGTTAATACTAAAGTATACAGAATTAGGATACTATATTTCACAGGTGCTCCTGTAGCTATTGATATCCTAATTATAGCATTCAAGCCATTTCATGTCAAATCAGCACGAGTATTCTTGTTGTAATTTGATATTGTCAAAGAACTCTTTCTTGACACCGGCGTCGTCCTTGAAGCTGCCTTTTAGTACTGTGGTCTGTGTTAGACTGCTTTTAGCCATAATGCCTCTATTCTCGCAACAACCATGCACTGCTTGGATGTAAACGCCCAAGTTGGGTGCACCTGTGGCTCGTTCTATTTCCCGAGCAATATCGTTGCACAACTCTTCCTGGAGAGTGCCGCGACGAGCACACCACTGAGCAATACGAGTGTACTTGCTAAGACCAATAAGTTTTTGTGCGGCGATGATACCAATGTAAGCGACACCAGTAACGGGCTGATGATGATGACTGCACATAGAGCGGAGCTCACTACGTACCACCAACATACCTTCGTATCGGTCTTCGCTATCGTTTGGAAACGCTGTTGCGTCAGGTCCTGCGACATATCTGCCCTCCATTATTTCGTTAAAATACATTTTTGCCAAACGTCTTGCAGTGCCCTTGCTGTTAGGATCCGTCTCTCTATCAATCAGCAAACAGTCTAACACTCGTTCAAATGCCTCGGTTGCTTCATCAATTAATTGAGGAATGTGTTCTTCTCGAACATACTCGCTAATATTATCTCCAGCCCAAAAACGTTTGCCGTTACGTCTCATCACGGAAGCTAGATATCCGTGACGTGTGCCTTCGCTATAACCACCTTCATCTATTTGATTAACGATGTGTTCTTTTTCTTTAAAATCTTGTTGTGCTTTATCGTACATTTATTTTCCTTAAGTCGGGATATTGATAGTATTTAGGTTCTTGGTCAACAAAACTTAATCTTTCTATGCCTCGTTGACAATCTTCTAATGTGGGGCAATAGTGATAGCCCTGTGCAAATACTGTTTGTTGTTCCCACGGTGAGATTCTAAGATCTCTACCATCGCTGCGTGCAAGACTACACCAATCATACAATTGTTTGTCATCTGTTAGTATAGCACCAACACGGCCTATTTGTAAAGGCTTTCCGTGCCCAAAACTTACACATTGCACTTGTCCGGGGCGATACATACCTAATTTTAAAAGTCTAGCACTGTCCCAAATTCGAGTAGCTTCAAACTTGTATTCGCCAATCCATTGTTGTCTATGCGGTAATGAGTCGGGATAGAACTCGTAATTGACGCTAAGTTGCTGCAACATCATGGGGATGCTAAGGTACGTGTATGGAGTCAATGTGGTAGCAACAATACGGTCATGTCTAAAACACAATTCTAGAGCATGAGTACATCCATCAGTGACAACCACGTAAGGAGCACCAGTGAACCGGCTGAGCTTTTCTTCAAACTCAAATAATTTATCAAATGCCATTTCTTGTATACCATTTGTAAGCACTATCAATGATAGTTTCTAAATCGCTGAACAACGGAGTCCAACTCAATTGTTTTCGTGCTTTACCGGCATCAGCATATAACTGTGCCGGATCGCCAAAACGTCTTGGGCCATATGATATTTGTTCCATCTTGCCGTATCGGGAAGTAACATAGCTAATGATTTCCAAATTGCTTGTACCTTTACCGGTACTGAGATTGTAAACGTGTGCACCCATTTGCGGATAGTCGTCCAACATCCAACTTGCACCTAGCACATGTGCTCGTGCAATATCCCACACATGTACATAGTCACGTACCGCAGTATGATCGTCGGTGCCAAAGTCAATACCATTCAAAACAAATGCAGTACCTGAGAGTTTGGCTTCTAACAATCGTGCCACAATATGTGTAGCACCAGGTTCTTGTCCTAGATCAAAGTTGACAGGTTCGGCACCAGCAGCATTGAAGTATCTAAAGCACATACTTTGTAAGGCATACGCACCCCAATAGTCACGTAGTATACTTTCAGTCATGGCTTTTGTATTGCCATATGGACTAATAGGCTTTACGGGATCATCCTCTACTAAAGGCAGTCGATCGGGCTCGCCGTATACACTGGCACTACTAGAAAACATAATGACAGGTTTTTTGGCGATATCCTTGACAACATTAAGCAATTGAATTGTTTTTGCTATGTTATTGTTGTAGTATTCTCCAGGATCTTTCATGCTGGGTCCTACTAAGCTAGTGCCAGCACAATGCACAACAACATCAGGCTCGTTCATGCGAATAAAACTCAAGGCCTCATCGCTAACAAAGTCATTTATGACCCACCCATCCATATTTTGTAATGTATGATCTCGTTGTACTTGATCAATAATGTATACAGTATCGCCACGTTGTTTGAATGCACGAGCCACATGACTACCAATATAACCACACCCACCAGTCACTACGATTTTTCTAATCATTAAACATTTCCTTAATTCGTTGCAATATCAAATTTTCAACTCGGTTACTGTTAACAAGTTTATAATTATGTTCTATTTCTTTTCTATGACTAAAGTAAAAATCTTCTATATAATCTCGTCCCTTACTTACTATTGTAACAATACTATCAATTTTTTTCAAAATTGTCATATCATCATATCCATCAGGCAATAAATCTTCCAACATTTCAAAACCTAGTCCTTTTAAGTATGCAATATGTCCTCGTGCACCTAAAATTAAAGGTATTTGCCCGCTGCGAAATGGCTTATAACTCTTTTCGGTCACCACAGGAAGATTGATATTTCTACCGTAAGGATATTCTTCGGATTCCGATTCGGTTACAATATTACAATAAGCATTATTGTAAGCCAAGTTATTAATTGAATGATCGTTTACAAAATTTTTTACTTGAGAAGTTGATTCAATGGCACGAATAGGTAGTAGATCTAGATAACCTTGAAAGTCTGGAAGTGTATTAATTATATCTGGTGCCGGCAATTTATTTACCCACCAACTGTTATAATCATTCTGAGAAAAAATAATACTCCCTAATAAATTATTTTTGTAAAAATTATAACCTAAAATTAAACGATGTAGTACACCAGCATTATTGTTCAAACAACTAAATCCATATGGCAAATTGGCATTTAATAATTTAAAATTTATACTACTGATTGTTCTGGACCAATAAAATATTGGATATGATATTTTCCAATGCAGATTATCAACTTTGGTGTTGTTGTATTCTAATGTTTGCATGAAAACATTTTTATTGACTAATGCAGGATGATTAAAAATATTTGCCTCGTTGCTAAAATATCTCCAAACATCCGAGTTAGTCAATACAACAGTATCCTCGGGTATACTTAATTGATTTAAAATTGTTATTATTGTGCCAGGATCTTTACTACTGATATTGACAATTTTTTTATTTGTGCCAGGTAGTACATCAAGCAAAGGCTTAATATTTCGATTCATGTGTGTGTTTACGATAGTCAACACTATTACGAGACCACCGGTTGTGTTCCCACCGCTTGTGTCTATTGTTACTGGTACCTTCCAAGATATCAACAACGCGATCAATAGTACCATCAGTCCAATCAGAGATCCGACCCATGTTAGGACTTGGATCATTTAACAATGGATACAATTTGTTGATAGCATCATCTATGCTCCAAGGCACATACAATCTTGTATGATCGTTAGCAAAGGTCTCAGGGAAACTCCTATAAGCAGGATATAAAACATTACATCCGAGAGTATCTGCTTCACTGACAGTGTTGGACACCCAATCTTGAAGAGCACAATTAAATAGCACCCGAGTATCGTTAAGTAAAGCGTAATAATCATTTTTCTCTAAGTCCTCGTGCAGGGTTAACAATCCACGTGCCTGCATGTCACGTGTACGGTTCATGTAACTGTCGTTATTGCTTTTTAGTTTAGCACCACTAAACACACAAAACTCTACGCCTAGATGTGGATAACGTCTCGTCCATTCTTCAATAAAGTCCATGTAAAAGTCTGGTTGCTTTTCTTGATCCCAACGTGCCGCAAAGCCCACACGTAGTGCACGTTCTCGAAACGGCTTTAAGTCACCAGGAACTCGTGCACGTACTTCCTCCTTGCCAAATGCCAATCCCGAAATATTATATACGGGGGCTTCCCAGCCTGCGATCTTCATGTGCATTACCATTTCTTCATTTGAGGCTAGGACGATGTCTGCGAACGAGTCCACCATTTTCTCATACAAGCCCATCCATTTCGACATGCCCCATACATGTACGAAATCGTCAGGATCAATACTTTGAGCAAGACAGCGAACAGCAACACGGGGCCGAAAATCAGGGGCAATTTGGTCAAAAATATATGGCAAACTTTCGATACCGGGCTGGAACATGTCTTCAAAGTAAATGACATCTTCATTGGTTACATCTCCTGCTTTAAGTCGTCGAATTAAATTCATTAACTGGCTCATACCAAAGTATGTACGTCCATGTGCGTCTAACACTTGTCCTGTAACAATAGCTTGGTCGTTGCTGAGAGTTTCGCCGGTTACTAATTCATAATTAATACCACGACGTTTAAATACTGCTTCGTTCCAATCTTGCAGTTGTAATGTATATCTTGCTTTATAAGGCTCTAGGCCCATGTACCATAGTTTTCTCATATTACGCTTTCTTTAAAAATGGTTCAAGTTCAGGAGCAGTCCAACCTAGAGGTTTAAGAACCTTGCCATCTTCACGTTTACGAACCTTGCCGGTATCTCGATCAATCTTTTCAAAGTTGGTACGCATAACTTCTTTCCAAGCACCTTCAGCATCAGCACCCATACTGTGTATAGCACCGATTGTAACAACTAAGATATCAATTAATGCATCTAATGTTTCGACCGGATCGCTATTGTTCATAGCAACAGTTAATTCATCGTGTTCTTCTTTGATCAGCCCTACGTACATACCAAACTGTTGAGTATTGATGTTGTCAACAGTTTGATCGCACGCCCTCATAAACTTTTCTTGGTCTCTAAAAGGATTAGTCACGATTTTGTTCCCTTACTCGCCAATTGGAATTGGTATCACGTGGCCTAAATGTAGTACGTTCACGATTGGGAGTACGCCAATGATCCCACGGTTCTTTGCCCTTGGTATACCGTACAAACTCACCATATGGTGTACGCTCGTTGTAGAGATGACGTTCATCAAAAACGTATCCGTAGTCTACGCAAAATTGCTTGTAAACTTCTAGGTCTTCAAAAATGTTTTTGACTTCTTGTTTCATGGTCAAATATTTTTTCAGATTTTCGTTTGCCATATATGTTCCTTAAATTACTATGGATTGACTTGGACGGGTGAGGTTGTAGTTAATGACGCATCCGTTTTCACCGTCCTCGGATACTTCAATTGTGACGTCGCGATTGGGATAACGTCCGGCAATTTGTACATACAAATCATCTGCGATCATTTCGCAACTCTTGTAGTCTAATGCTAGTATACTATCTTTATATAAGTTTTCCAACCAACGCTTGAACTGAATAAATTCAATGTCGCGATCATTGTGGAATACATCAATTGCCACCCTAAAGTGGAATATATGACGATGAGGAGTGCCCAAAAACGATACATCATATTCATCTCCTGTTGCTAGTTGTGGGTCTGTTGCAGCAGCTGGATAGCAATGAATGCCTTCCTTTTGAAACGTTACAAATATTGTACGTCCAGCGGCAGTTTTAATTCGTTCTACAGTTTCTCTTTCGGCTTGAATCATAATGGTGAGTCTTTAGTATATTGTGACCAATCAGTAAACACTGTTCGATCACGTAGGTTGTGTAAACTATGACACCAAACTCCGGGATTGGATTTTGCAAAGTCTTTGTCATCTAGTTTGAGTACTGCGTTATACCCCAGTAACTGAATATACGGCAGTTTAACCGATATCATGGGGATAAAGTTGTTGAACTCTACCAGCCCACTTTCGGCTAATCCTTCTACACAAGTGCTATCTATGTCTAGAGTGCATAGATAACCTCGTTGTAAAAATGGTTGAATCATGTCTTCCCATGGTTGCCAAACGCCAATGTCGTTAACATCGCACTTGGGAAAGCTCATGTTGGCACCAAAGTAAATATGTTCAATTTGATTCAACGATAACGCTTTTGTAATTGCTTCGTCAGTTTGTACTCCAACTACAAACAATGTTCTTTTTCCATGTGCCGGAGTATGTTCTACTTCGGTGCCATAGAAAAAATCCACATCTTCAAAGCCATCTCTGATCATCGGGTTCCCCTCGTGCTATTTGTTCTTTTATTTTAACAATATCTTCTTTGACATGCAACCTTTGTTTCTTCAGTTTGGTCATGTGTTCATCGGTAAACATACCAGTTTGTTCCATTTTGTCAATTTTTTTATCCAAAGTGGCATGTTCTTTTTCTAGATGTTTGAGTCGTCCGGGTAAGGTCATTGTTCCTCCAATTCGTCAAGTCGGTTGTTGTCTAATTCGGGTTCTACATACTCAAACAATTGATTAAACATAGTGGTGCTGTTACGTGCTTTCTTGCCAGTGTAGCCACGTCCACCAACGATCTCCATCCAATAGTCATCGTATTTTTTAATTATTGCTTCGCTGGCTGCTCGGGTAGGAGCCGCAAATATACTTTCCACAACATCTTCAAATTTGGCATAGTCGCCTTCGCTGCGTTGCATCATGCCGGGTCGTTCGCCTGCATCAAAACGTCTATTGGCTTCTTGTACCGCAGTCAAATGCATCCAAACATTGTGGCTCATCAGTAACATATAACTAAAACTGTCCCACGAACTACGTCCTTCTTTGCCGTTTTTGTTCAAGTCACCGGGCTTATATATACAGATGTCTCGCATAGTTAGCAAATCGCTCACCGGACTGGCTTGCCAAGTTGGATAGTAGCCATCGGCAACTACAGCTTGTCCGTATGGACGTGTGTCGGTGCTGTATTTTTTATCATCAGGACCGGCCGCCATCTTGTAACTCCATTTGCCTTGGTCGGGAAATGCGTTTTCGTAATAGACCTGTCCGTTTGCAGTTGCCAGGAAAGGACTTGCACAATCAAACGATATAGTAAAATTGGGGTTGGCATACCGGCGAACATTGCGTTGGATAACTGTGAGCAATACTGCCCATTCCAGTTTACTAGTGCCCAAAAAGTGCATCCAATCATGAACACCTTCTTGTAACAAACCATCGTACTTTAACGCAATCAATCGATCCAGTATTAGATGTACATCGCACATGTTTTGTCCGCCCATGCCCCAACCATTAAAATGCGTATCGGGATACTGTGCTGGATCACAATAGTGTTTCATGGTTTCGTACCAATCGTCGGCTTCTTTGTGACTAGCACCTTGTAGCACATTCAAGAATCTAGCACCACCGTTACGAATGCCTTTGCGATTGTTTATGAAGTATTCGTTATTGAATCGAGTGGCATCTACTGCTTCTTGGTGCTTGGTAATTTTACATTTGCTTTTGGCAAATTCGTCACGCACAACCCAAGTGGGAATATCCAGGCCCATGCCGTACGTGGCACTGCCATCCAGCCATTTAAGCACACTATCACGCATCTTTTGTGCTCGAGGACATCCCGAGTTGGCTTTCCAATCGCCTTCCCACAAGCCCTTGGCAATTTGGAATCCGCCCGAGTCGCCAACCAGTGTAGTGCCCTTTTCACGTTTACGCATCATGTTTTCGGCCGGCACTTCCTTGGTCAAATCCAAGTTGGCATGTCCGCCTGAATGTAGACTCCACTTGTACGGAAACAGTGCCTGCTGACTGTTGAGCCAATTCAGTTGCTCCATGCTGGTCAATCCAGCGGGAAAACGTTTGGGGTCTACATAGTCATTGTTGACCTGTTGCTTGCCCACAAACGTAGCATAAAAGCCACTGATAGCGGGCAAAAAGACTGCATAGTCGTTTTGTTTTTGTGTTAAGTTATCTTGTGCCATAAAATTGTACAGAGTTTATTAGTTTGTAATCTTCTTCGAAGTAGTTTTGTATTTGTTCAAGGTATTTAGATTCGTTAAGATAGTGCTGAAATATTTCTTTAAACCGTCGGCGTTCGGGACTGTGTTCGCTTACGTGTTGCGGTTCATATGCGGCATAGCGATTGGTACCATAGTACCCGGCAATTAAATCAGCAAAGTTCTTGGAATAGTTTTCATCACACCGCAAGAAAGTACAACGATCAGTATCAAGTCCGTGTACAAATTTTACTTGTTTTTCTGTATGGTCGTCAAATACTACTCTATCAAATACTAGTTCAACAGTTTCTCGATCATCGAATTCAAATTCAGGATGATACAAAAACATACACTCGGCAATACCACTTAACCAACGATCCACGGGATCACGTAGTGCAATGATGGCATGTTTGTCAAGTGCATCAGTATGGTAATTGTAAAATTGCCAGCCCCAATCTTGCAAATTGGGTTTGGTCCACGACGTGGCATTCTTGGGAATGTAAACGTACATTAAATCACTGTCAGGGTGACTCATGCACTCACCATAACGGTGACCTTTGTTTTTCCACTCGTCCAAGAAGCCGGCGTCGACGATCACTTGGTTTGTGCAGGAATAATGTAGTCGTATTCGATAAGTCCACTGTCTACAGTGATCTTACTTGCACCTTCGTCACTCATTTTGAATGTTTTGTCTCCGGGCAAGGCCAAGATAGCCAACACCACGTTAACGGGCCAATGCCAACTTTGCTTGGTAAAGCTACCAGTAACTCCGGCTTGGAAAACAAAGTTACCGGCATGGCTAGTTGGGTCACCAAAGTAAAATACCAAATTGCCATTGCTGTCAGTCTTGGCCGTAAACGTAGTTTCTTCACTGTTGGCACTGGCTTGATAACGAAGTCGTGTAACATTGGCAACTGCGGGCACAAAATCCACACCCCACTTGACACCTTTAAACTTCACAGTCTTTAACTTGTCATTGATCACATTGGCATCCATGAACCGATAGTCGTTTTTGAAGTCGCCCACTTTGTTTTCAAAGTGAATACCACAAGGCACTGTATCGCCTGTGCTGTTGGTTTGAGTGTTAATGGTAATCTTGGCATTCTCTCGATATTCTTCAATGCCCAAAATAGTTTTTAGTTTGCCTAAATTTGGCATACCAAATGTACCAATAAAGTCAGAATGTGGGCTTTTAAAACGTGCTTCTAAAATAACAGTTCTATCTTCGCTTACGCTATTGATCAGCGTTTCTGTTTCGGTACCGGTAATTTTAATTAGGTCAATATTGCCCAGTCCGTTGGTGTGTTGTACGATGTCTTTTAAATAATCTTGCATAATTTCTCCTATAAGTTGATTGTAACAGATGTATTTAGATTTGTCAATTTGTTTTTATAAATTTCTTTAAAAACGGTGAAATTGTCACGTGTGATTTTTCGGCCACCAAAGCCAACTGTTGGCACATGGTCGAATGCATTGGATGTGAAGCACGGCTAACGTCCTGACTGTCAAAGTTGTCAAAAGTTCCCCAATTGTCTAGTTTGGTGTATTCGCCCGTAAAACCGTAGCGTTGGCACAGATCAGCAAACGGCACAATACTGGACACATTCATTGCCGACACCACAAACAACAGAGTGACTTGAGCATTACGGGGTCGGTTGTTGCGTAACCATTCTAAATTTTCCAACAATGCATCAAACTTTCCGGGTCTACGAACCACCTCGTATACCGATTCAGATCCGGCGTCGACACTGATATGAAACTCGCTGATGTGTTCAAGTATGCTTGATGTTGGCAACAGTTTTTTCATTAACAAACCATTTGTGTGTAGCTTGATGGTTTGATGGTTTTTGGGTTGCCAATTCAACAACAACGGACGCATGATTGCACTGGCCAAGGGATCGCCATTGCCGCTCATGACAATATGCACTGGTTCTGTGAATTGATTTACAAGATCGATCAAATGCATTACCTTGGCCAATCTAGTGTGGTATAGCGGGCCCGAGGTGTGGTTAATGGACTGCCTACGACAACTAGGGCACGATAAGTTGCAACTTTCGTCGATATTGATGCCAATTTGGTATCGATTCATAACATGATCGGCATTGATAATGCCACAATGTTGTACAGCACAATAGGTATAACTGCGATCCAGTATTGTTTGTTGTAACTTGATGGCAATAGGATTGGTCCATACGTCTTGCAAACGATCAAAGTCGGTAATATTGCCCACACTGACTGGAAGATGTGCTTCGCATTGGCAAACATAACAGTCACCTTCAAGATCGATGTTGACCACTCGGAACGGTTGATCACAGTGATTGTTGATAGGCGTGGGCCAGTCCTGTCCACGCGGATAGTTGGCAAATATTATGGGGTTATACTGCATTGTTTCTTGCTACAATTTTGCCCATGGCCTGATGTGCCTTGATTGTGTGCAACACCCCGGGACGTTGAATCTCTAACCAGCTGATGTTTGGGGCAAAGAAAAAATCTTCAACAATTTCAAATCCCACGCTTTCGCAGGTGGGAATCAATAGACTTTTTGGCATGTAGGTTTGAGCAAAGTTTTCGGCCATGCCGGCACCGGCCGGAGTATCGCCGTCGTTGTAACTGAACAAAAACACTCCTCCAGGTCGCATAACAGTTTGCAGTTGCTTCAGCACCTGTGTCACAGTATCTAAACTAACGTAATTGAAATGTCCCCAACTAAACACAAATGCAAATTGATTTTTTGGCAATGCACCGAGATCGTAATTTTTTAACGGATACTTTCTTAATCGATTTTGATATGGTGCAGGAAATCGACTGTTGGTGCTGTCTAAAAATTCAGGAAATGGATCCATGATATAAAGCGGATCGGCAGCTACCAAAAACTGTGTCCATTCGCCGTCTCTACATCCTATTTCCAAAGCCGGATAACGCCAATTGGTGTGCAGCAGTATTCGTTGCTTGACAGTTTGCTCGACATCTTCACGTAGTGCAATTTTGCGATTATTACGCACATTGTCAATTCCGCCAGTGCGTTCTTCCAGTTCGTAACTGTCGCTGAACAATCGATGTGCAATATCGGTTATCTTGTTTGTTAAATGAGTCAGTGTGACTTTGTTTTGCTCCAAGGGCAATTGAGTTTGAGTCAAGATATTGTCGTAGTGTGCAATTAAAGTATCGATATACTTTTCGTATTCGGGATCGATACTGTTGACCTGTAATCGAATATTGCCTAGTTTGGTTTTTAATTCGTTAATGGATGCAACCACCGGGCCAATATCCAGTTGTTGGCTCAACGACTGTTTTAACGAAACTAGATCGTGCAACGACATCTTATTCCCAACTAAACAAACTGTCAAATGTGCTACTGATATCGGTATTGGCTTCAATATCCCAGCCTAATACTCCCAACAAATTTTCTACCTTTTGATCCACAATAGTACTTTCCATAAGTCCGTTGTCAAACGGCAAGTCTTTGAACCACTGTGGAATATGTAACACGTCTGTGGGATAACCAACACTGGTATAGCCTAAAGGATTGTCTTTTAATTTGCACACAATGGTTTTCATACCATCAACAATAGCACTACTATAGTTATCTCCGTGCATACGCTTTAGATTATTCCAGTTCATTGCGGCTCTAACGTGTCCGGGCATGTTGGCTTTGCCTAGTCGTTGTTCTTCGGCAGTGTACTTGGTTAGGTTGTTGACACGTTTGGGAGTGCCCTTTTCCCAAGCCGGACGATCTTTAAAAGCAATCTTGAACTCTTTTACCTTTTCAATAACGGTGTCACGTTCGGCTCCAGTTAGCACATCCATCAAGATCTCGCTCAAAAAGTTTTGCACCACCTTGGGAGTGTCACTTCGCTTCAAGTCCAAGCCCATGGCTTTTACTTTACCTGGGCTACCATGTGTGTCTAAACGTTTGCCTTCTTTGTCTACAATAAGAACTGCATAGCGTTTCTTTTTAATAAACAAGCCTTTACTAGCAACAAGTTCTCGACCGCCCTTGATGATAGCTCCCATTTCTCTAGGACAATGAAATGCACGTTCCATAAATGCCGGGAATGATTCGTTTACCGAGTCAGCAATGGTATCATATAACTGTATAGCGATGTCTTTGTTCCATTCCATTTTACCAGCTTCAACTTCTTCACGCACCATGGGCCAAGCCGAGAAGTAAACCGAGTCAGTGTCACCGTATATGATTGCCTCGCCCACGTGATCGTACCGGCCAGTTATTGCTTCATTGACATGGCCATCCATGTGGTGTGCAATTCCGCGTCCGGTAAGTGTCGTTGATTGTCCAATACGCTTGTCAAAAAAACGACAACCAGGGTTGAGTAAAGCACCATATAAACTATTAAGATTAATTTTCTTAACCAGTTGTCGTTTATCCCAATAAGCCTTATCTTCATCTGTTTCTGCTTCTTTAAGTTTGGCCTGCATTTGTTTGCGTTCGGCATACCAACGTTCTAGCAACGCTGGTATAATACCTTTACGGTCATACTTGAATATGGTACCATTAGCACTCAGCGTCCAAGGTTGATTACTGTTAAAAACAATATCCCATACCTGTTTGGCACTGTGTACGGTTTCTTTTCCATCTTCCCAGTCTATTGTGATCTCGGTACCCACTTCACCTGCCATGACAGCAGTATATTCTAAACTGCCAAACAGGCCCTCCCATGCATCTGCAAAGTTACCACCGTTCTCACGCATCTTGTTTGCAATGTAGAGATCGGTCATTACGGGCCGGAGTTGCCCGATGATGGTTTCCGGTCCCATGTTAAGGGCTCGAATAGCCGAGGGATAGAGACTGTTGATGTCGATTGCCCCGATGTATTCGTGCATGCCTCTTTTGGGATAAGCAACATAGGCACCTGCGGCTTGCGTTTGTTCTTTGTCATCACGACCCTTTCTGTTAGGAACTACCATACCACGTTGATGAGCATCGTTAATAATCGCCTGCTCGGTCACTGCCACTGCACCCATTGTAGTGGCCAGCAATACTGTGTTATCATGTGCCAATTCGTTTGCAAGATCCAAGAAGCGCAGTTTCTTGTCAAATTTTGCAATCAGCATTGTGTCCTGTCGGTTATACTCAATAAACTTGGGAAAGTCCATGTTGTACAATTGATCCAGTGTTCCTTCATAAGGCGTTTTGCTTTCGCCCAGTTCGTATTCGGCAATAGCATCCAAGCTATAACTGTGTCGTTCTTCGTATGTGTACTTGCGGTACAGTTGCATATAGTCCATATGCACACGACCAATCAAGTCAAATGTAATATTTTCTGCACCAAAGCGTTCAAATGTACGCTCTTTAGGCATTTGATTCCACAAACACAAACGTCTTAGGTCATCTCGGCTCAGAGCTTTCACAATACGTCCCACAGTATAGGGAATATCAAAGCCTTCACTGTTCCACCCACTTAGTATGTCGGCGTCTTGTATAATATCCAAGAATGTATTGATCATGTCTTCTTCACGTTCAAAAAGAAAACAATTGTCAAACTTACTGCATATCTCTTTGGCAGTATCCCAACTTATTGATTTTGGAGGAACTACTAGAGTAACTAATTTATCCAACCAATCTAGGTATAAAGAGAACGCGGTAATTTTATTAAACGGATCTTTTGTTGGGGCATAACCTTTAGTGGGATCAAAATCAACCTCAATGTCAAAAAATGCAGTTTGTAACTTAGGCGAGTTCGCTCCCAAGTAATTTGATTCAAGACAACGAAATATGGGATTGATATCACTTTCCCATAGTCTTTTACCTGAATTTATTTTTAGTTCTTTATGATATTCTTTGCTATTCCTAGTATGGAATCGCGAAACCGGAGTATCAAAGATGGTGCGGTGTCGGCCTTTGGGATCGTCGTAATAAAAAACATACTCGGCAGCATATTCTTTATAAACTCGTTCACCATCAACACGTTCAACAACGTGTATTCGATCTTTTGCTCGGTCAAAGAGAGCGTCTACATAACTCATATGGTTCCTTTATGTGATTTTGAGCTCACACATACTCTACATGTTGGTTGAGCCAACGACTCTATATGCTTTTACTTATCATTCTGACAAGCCCCACACTGTCAATTGTTATCAAAAAAACTGCATTGGCCATTAAGCCAAAACTGCCTCGAGTATAACAACTCCACGCACTGGCACAACATCCCGATATAAAAATACAGTACAAGGGTATAATGGGAATATCCGGTGCCGTCACAGCAAACATTACAGCACTGACCACACTGCAAAGCCAAGCAAATGCTTCGGCACAAAAACGCAGTGGATTGCTTGCCCAATCTCGTTGAATGTACTGGATAATATTTTTGATCATGCGGTCAAGTTGGTCCAAAAACGAATACTGTTGCGTGCCCAGATGTCAAGCAAACGTCGATCGTATTTGGCAGTGCTTCGTAATTTGGCATCGATTACGGCATACAATTCGGCACCGGTGGCACGTAGTACGCCCAAGTCCGTCACATGTTCGGTCCATTGATACTGACTGTCAACCACTGTGGGAATGAATTGAGCCGACTCCAATATGGCCAAACTAAAACATTCGTTCTTGCTGGGCACAAAAGCAACACGGCACTCACTGATCAATTTGAACATTTCGTCTCGTTGATCAAGACCAAATGTGTACACATCTGCACCGGCAAATAGTTCACTGTCAGGCTCGTGTGTGATCACAGTCGGGGTCACTGCCAATGCCCGTGCCATGGCCATGAATTCTCTGGCACCTTTACGATCGGTAGTGTCGCCGATGTATAACAATCCACGTGTTTGATTGGATCCTATTAGGCCTTGTGGCACAAATGGTGGCGGAGTGTAAACGGGTCTTTTGGGATGAACTTGATGACTGTAAGGAGCACACATGCCAACTCGCCATTCGGTACTGTTCACAACATCAATCTGTTGTTGCAAATATTCATCACTCAAGAAACTGTAACGCCCGTCGTTGTTCATTACATCACTCTCGTGTTGTACAAATATGCCATTATGGTAATTGGCCGATGCAGCAAGGTAACTGTGCAAGTCGTGTGCAACAACCAAATCAGCCATTATACAATTTTGGTTACAGACTTTGTCTATATCTTGTATAATTTGCGGATCCACCTGCAACCAAACGTGTCCGTCTCGCATGTTGGGTTGATAAGTACTGACATCGTTTGAGTATAATACAGTATCTGCACGTATCGCCTGAGTGGGCCGTGCATCGGTAATAAACACAGTTCGATACCCCATGCTCTTGTGCAAATCTAATACAGTATTGATATAACGCACAATGCCGTTGGGACGTACTAATACACTACTACAGGTATGAACAATAGTCTTCAAAGTGTTTTACCAACTGTTTCCAAAATTGTGTTCAATTCGTCATGATCTCTATTGGTTTCACCTAAACGTGCTTTGTGTGCAATTTTGATTGCCTTCTTTAGCGTGGCCGGTTTGATTTCTAGCTCTTCACCAATTGCCTTGATTGTTTCATTAAGCCCAGTGTTCAAGTCTTCTACTTCTTGCATTACTTGGCATCCCTCATTTATAAGTTGAGTCAATTTAATTTTTGCATCACCATTAAACGTTCTGTTGTAATCGGACATTTGTTTCTCCTAAAATTGTATTATACGGGAGATGTTGTAGAAATGCAATAGTAGAATGCTCACTTTGTACAGAATCTGGCGTAACTCATGTACTGGGCAGCAGCCGCCCACTTGACGCCTGGGCTTGCGCCCTAACCGTTGCGACAACGGAACCTAAGGTAGGTGTCTGTTGACCAAATCCAATACTTCTTGTAATGTGCTTACTGCGATATCATCATTGGGGATTGTGATTTTATATTCGTCTTCGAGTCTAAACACCAACTCCATTCGAGCTAGACTGTCTATACCCAAACTGTCCAAAGTGGTGGATAAAGTCCAATTGGTGGCATCAAGATCTTGGTCCTGGGCTATAAAATCAAACAATTGTTGTGGTGTTATCATATAAATACTTAGTGCCGTTGCGATACGGACCGATAAAGATTTGAAGAACCTGAGGATTTTCCGTGTCTCTCCTCTGGGCAACAACGAATTGGCAGACGAGCTTCATTAATTATCACGGCACGCTTTATGCACCACGCCACTGTGCATACAATCCAGTTACGTACATCATATCGTATTCACCATAATAGAGTTTGTTTAATTCGGTTTTTACTGCTGGAGTCAATGATCCGGTACCGGGCACCACGTCAAAAGCAAAAATCATATTGCCATCTTCGTCGTCTCCAAGATAGTCACCGCCCAATCGTCCCATTACAATATCAATATTTTTATCAACTATCGCGTTTCTTCTTTTTGCCCTTGCAAGATCATCGGCATTTTTTTGTTTGTGTAACTTTTTATATTTAAGATCACTATTTTCCAATTCTACGTAGCCGCGAACTTCAACCCCGGGAATTTGTGCTAGACTCATCCAATTACGTTTACCGCCGGGTGTTTGTTGTGATCCAGCAAGCAAGGTTATTTTTAATATGCTTAGTGCAACACCATACAGGGCTTTGGCAATGCCCTGTCCTCGATAATCTTCATCCACTGTGACGGTACTCACTTGGTATGCATTATTGATAGGAAAACCTACCCGCATCAATTTCAATTGTCCGACGGCTTCTTGCCCTGATTGATCTAATATTCTTATTTCTAAAAAACGCCCAGTGTCAATGGTGGCATAATTTAATCCACTGCCACCCGGTAACGGTTTTATATTCTTTTGGCTTACTGCCCTGGGATCGGTATACCTAGGATGTTTTAACACATCTTTACCACCTGTATATTGATATGATTGTAAATTTTCAATTTCGGTTATCTCGTCTTCGCTTATGGCACCGATACCTATACCAATACCGGCACTAGCCAATGTATATTTTACAGTGTCGATCCAGTTTTTGCCGTTGACTCGACTCACCACAGTAGGTATAACAGTATTCAATACTGCCTGTAACAACATGTTGGTCTGTGCTGGAGAAAGTTGTACATTTTGCGCTATATGCAACAAGCCACCAGTTAATAGTGTACCAATGGTTGTTATTACACCACCTTGTATATAAGGATTTGTTTTGGCTTTGACTAGAATTTCTTTAACTTGTCCACGAACTGAAGGATCGGCTTTGGCTAATAATGCTTGTGCTTGTTCAACGTAATTGTCAACAGGTTGTCGAGCGACTTCGCCAACCTCATCTTGGTAAAAATCTATTACAGCATCAGTAACTTGATTAGCAACTTCGGATTCAAATAAACTTTCATCTACGGCACGTGCATACTCTGTAGCATGTCCACTGCGGTCTACATGCCAAGCATAAAATCTAATATCAGGATATTCTTGGTGTAACTTTAAAAATGATTCCAAATTGGGCTTTGAATCATCGTACATAATTGCTTTGTTATAAGGATATCCTGTTAACAATCTACGTATAATACGTGCTTTCTTTTCATCAATTGGCACAGGATCTTGATCATTTCCTGCACGGTACACATGTACCTTGTTCATATCTATGTGCCATTGTTCAAATGTTTTTAAGAATATTTCTTTATTGTTAAAGTCACTTCTAGCAGTAACCATTACAACTTTATTACCGGTTGCAATATCATTTTTCAATTGCTCAATCATGGGTGCAATTGGTTGTGCATGTTTGAAAAAGTCTTCGGCATCTCTAAATGCACCAAAGTCAAATTCTTCGCCGGGTTGCTTTTTGTACAATGTAAACTCGTGACTGTCTAGGGTCTTGACAGTTTTACCATTGCGAACTACACCAACTCGAGTATTAGTAGTTACTAGCGTATCGTCAATGTCAAATATAACTAATTTCTTTTCGCCAACAGCTTCGTCAACGCCTTCTTTGGCATGTTTCTTTTTGCCAGCTTTCATATTAGCCAACCAGTGTGCCATACGAGCTTTCTCTCCCGTACTATGTTTGGCCGTTTTACGTAGGCTACTTACACTTGCTTTAGTATTAACACCACTGCGTTTAGCCAATCCTTTGCGTCCAGGATGCTTACCATCGGCAAAGTTTTCGCTCATGATCCAAGTGTCGGGAATTTGTTTATACTTTTCTACCCAGAGATCATGCATTTTTTGTCCGCTTATACCATGACTCTTGGCTACACGTGTCATGATCTTGTCTATGATATCGTATACTTTGTCGTCATTGTCGTCGACTGCTTGTATCTGTTTTTTATGTGCTTCCAATGCGGCACGTAATTCTTCTACGGCATCTTTATCTTTGTCATGATCCATGTTTTCGTCTACTTTGTTTTGACTTTGAACATAGTCAATAGCGGATTGTACTATGACTTGATCTATCCCGAGACAGTTTTTGCGATCGCTATAGCCCTGTTTATCCATTGCGTGGAGATAGGGATATATTCCTTGGATTTTTGGGAATAGTCCCATTTGCCAGGCCAGCTCAAAACTTATTTCTCCCCTTGGACTATACCATTCGGGATCATGACGCCATTTAATTCCAAAATTGGGTTTGACACCGTTGGGCCCTTTCACTGGTGGACCGTTATAAAATACTCCGGCACTGTTAAATTCAAGACGTGTATTATTGAAGGTCATCATGTATTCGCCATCACCTTTAGACCACATGCGATAATTCATTTTATTTAACAGTGCCACAACTGCGGGATCTTGTGAGGGATCTTGTGCGGGTGCTTCTTTAAGAGGTGGAGCCGGTCTAAATTCAAACATGTCGGCTTCAACGTCCGAATACTTGCTGACAAGTTTTGCTATAACAGGATCCATTGCCTTGTAGGGAATGTTGTGTGCTATTTGAATTGGTTTAGCGTTGGGTCGGCGTAGATTTAGATAAAGATTGATTCTGTCAGGATGTATGATTTTACCTTCGTCGACATCATTTTCCCAGACATTTTGTTCGGGACGATGTTTAGCCCAAAAGCCGGCGCCAGCATCAGTTTGTTGCCCACTGCGGCGGATTTTATAGCCTTTGCTTTTCACATAGTCATACATGGTTTGAGCAATGCCTTGCCCACGATAGCGTTCTTCAACTTCTAGGTCTTGTGGTAGTAATTCGTCACCATCAAAAGCAAATAACACATGACCCAACTCACGACCGTTGCTTGTAGCCGTAACATACATTACTTGATTATCGTAATCGTCATCATCAACGTATTCATCGTCTTTTTGTATTTCAATAGAAATATCTATACCGTTAAATGCTTCTTCAGTTATGCCACTTTTTTTTAAACCAAAGTATTCGGGATTGGCCTCGGCAAAGTCACGCATGACAACACCGGCATTGGCATTGGCTTCGTTTTCTTGTGGAGTACCAGTTTCGCCTGCAGCTGCAGTCAACTCTCCGGCTAAGTTTTGTTTATGATGTGTTAGTTCGTGTGCAAGAGTGCGTAGCACATCTATGGGATTGCGATTGGCAATGACAACATTTAGTGTTTTTGTTTCTGGGTTATACTGCCCAAAAGTTGTATCAACAGGAGCATCTAGCAATGTGATTTCAGGAAGTTCTTTAATTCCCAATTGCTCAGCGATCCAAGGAATGTACTTTTGTACAAATGCCCGGTTGTCGCTTTCTTTAGAATACTCTTTTGCTCGCATAATGAGTATTTAGTGGAACATCAAGAAGCTATTCATAACATCACGTCGATTAGCTGCTCTGTCGCCGTGTCCGCTGGCAAATACTACCACATTCCATTTACGTACTGGTCCTACTGGAATTTTCAACATTTCATCGTAGCTGATAATAGTATTGGGACGTATAGGTTGACTACTTTCCGCACCAAACGTTTTAATTAAACGTTGTTTAAATTCTTCCCAAGCTTCGGGTGATTTAAATTGTGTACGCCCTTCGGCATCCTTGATGGCCTTGCCTTTGGGATTGGTTACAATCAAGTCTCTAAACATATCTTTAGGCACTTCAAATGCTTGTTTAACTGTACCGCCACCGGCAATGTGTTGCTTGATTGGTTTGACTTCGCGACTTTTAGCTCCGCCACTGTGCTGAATTTCAAAGTTGTCGGGCAAGTTGGCCAATGCTGCCATGGCCATCTTGGTATAAGCATAAAAATCCACATCCGGATAGTCACGTGCTACTTGTAATGCCATGTCTAAATATTCTTTACTGAAGAAGTCACCAGCATCATGCCAACGTACTACAAGTTTCATTCCTTTAGCAGCAAGTCCGCTTTTGATTTTATCAATGTTGGCTCGTAACATAGCAAACCACTCTTCGGGATGATTAATCAAAAAGTTAAGACTACGAGCAGCACTCATGCTACTGGCCGGGAACATTACATAGCCGCCTTTTCGTGCATAACAAAACAGTTGACAAGCACCGGCTCCGGGACAGGTTACAATTTCCACAAAGTCACCGGTCGCTTCGTCCATGATAATTCCGGCCAGCGCAGGTAGTGTTAGGTCCAATACTACCTCGCCCTCAGTGGCACTTTTTAACATTTTGGCGTTGGGACTGTCCAGTATGCTTTTGGGTCTAGCCATTATTTGTCTAGCCAAGTCATCTAAATCCCATTCATTGACCGGATTGCCTTCATCATCCACTTGATCATCTTTGGTAATGGCCTTGATATTACTGCCATGTATTATACCAGCAAAACGATCTTGTTTGGTTTGAGTGTCGGTCTTGATTCGTTCAGCGCGACTTTGCATTGTGCCACGATCAAGTCTACGATGCGGAGCATTTAGTCCAATGGCTTCATCAACTTCGCCGCCGATGTGTAGGGGCTTGACTGTGAATCCACCTAGTTTGGTGCCCTTGGATTCGATTAAAAATTCACTTGCTCTCATTTTGCTGTTGCTCGTAGCATCCATGCATGTTTACGGAACGCATCAATACGTTCGGCCAAAAAGTTACTGAATCCATGTTCGCCAGCCGATTCGGCCAAGTCATAGACAACTTTGATTATGCCTATCATGTGTTCGGCATCTTCTAGTAATACGAGCACCATTTCTTCTGGTGGAAGAATTTGTGTTTCGTCTGCAATTTCGGTTAATGCACTGAAGCGTGTGTAACTGGCTGGAACATATCCACCACTTTTGCGAATGTTTTCGGCAAAATCGTCAATGCTACCGTAAACTTCCTCGTATATTTTTTGAAATAGTTTGTGGTATTGATAAAATGCAGCACCTTCTACGTTCCAGTGAAAGTTGTGACTTTTTAAATAAAAACTAAAACTGCTGGCAAAAGCAATTTTAGAGGAGTTAATTAATTCTTCGTTCATAATGTATATTTAGTCAAAGTATCCGGCACGTCGCATTTCGGCCAAACGCACTGCCATTAAACGTTGTTGGCGACGTTCAGCAATGCCCATGGGCTTTTGATATTGGCTGGTCATTGGAGTAGGCCCGGACAATTTAGAAACATTTACACGTTGATTGCCGGGCGGAACTGGACTTGATGAATCATCGGGACCGGCTCCCACTGCAGGATCTGCAGCATTGTACTCGTTCAATTCAATTCCGTAGTGTTTGCATACTTTTAACAATTCGTCGTATGTGAGTAATTCTAAATGACTTACATCCACTTTGTGCTTTAACTGGTCAATCAAGGACTGTCTACTGGGACCATCTTCGTCAAGACCGGGTGTTCCGGGAATAGCACTTGTACTATCGTTTGGAACCATATGGCCATCCGCATATTCCATTACTTGCCCTTGGCCATGCCAAGCATCACCTTCACCGTGCCATGAATCTTCGTCGACGTCGTTTTCGTTCATGCCCATGGCATTGTCGATTCTGGTTTCGGCTTTGGTTTTATAGTAGTATTTGGGTCCGCCTTCTTTGGGATCAACAGCTCGCCACATGAACAATTCTTTGCCGTCTACGTTCATCAACTTGGCAGCACCCGGCACTGACATTTCTCTTGGGGCATGATGAAACGAATAGCCTTTATAGTCAATGTCTTGGTTGCCCATCATGCCAGCAACACCGGCTGCACCCAATGTAAATGCACCCAGTGCGTTTGCAAATTTGCCTTCTTCTACACCTTCAACTGTTGGTGGTTTGCCAGTAATGTACATTTTCCACTCTTTTCCAGTTTGTGCAGTTTTACGAGCACACATCTCTCGCATCTTTTGTTTTTGTTCAAACCATGCTTTACTGTTTTCGGGACCGGCACCGGGAAAAATCTTCCAAGTACGCCCATTGATCTGTATTTCAATGTTGGCAGTGCCCATTGGCTCGTCCTGACCTTTTTTGTGGCCTAATACTTGTTTACCAAATTTGGCAGTGTGTGGTTCAAATTCTGCTTCAGCTACACCTTGCTCTTTAATTTTTAAATTTTTAAATTGATTCATGCTACTGCCAAACATATTGTCAATTGCAGCTCTTGTTCTTTCTTGGTCTTGCCGTTTTTGCTCGCGTCTATCTGCGGTGGCTTGTTTTTTGGTGCCCGTTTTAATAGTCGTCATCATGTGGTCAAAAGGCTTATCGCCTGTGGTCTCAGCCACATCTCGCTCGTATCCGGTTTCTTCAGCTGCACCGCCAGCGTCGTGTGCCAATTGTTGTATAGCCGCCCAATACTTACGTGGAGCCGTCATGTCATCGCCATGCCAGCTGATCGCTTTGCCGAATTTGGCCATTACTTGATTGTAGGCCTTTTCACTGTCAACGCCAAATGTTACGGTATCATATGATCCTTCCGCCACATCCTGTTGTTTAAGAACAAACACACGTGCAGGACTAATAGGTGATTGACCTGCTCGTTGTGATTTTACTAAGACTTGCCAACTTCCAGTCATCATTTCTGGTTCACTAACTACTACACCTCGGTCCCAATACTGTTTATCATCTCTTGGAGGATTTGGTAGCATGTCTTTTGGGCCTAACCATAACATTACATGAGTTCCTGGTTGTAGTCTTGATTGTGACCCTTCCGCTACGCCCTGTTGTTCTCTAACTGCAGGATTGTCAATCTGTTGTGCCACTGCAGTCAAGCCTTCGTTGCCGTTGGTGATCTTTTTGTACATCCATGCTTCTAGTGGTACGCCCTGTTTAACAGATCGGTAAATCTTTTTTGCAGCCTCGGCTATGGCCCGTAGTTCGCCCAGTGCCATACCGTCCAGTTGTTCATCTTCCATGGCATAGGCTTCTGTGCCTCCGGTCATCATGGCTTCTTCTACACTCTCACCTAAATCACTGCCTTGAAATTCTATGTGGTCATATGGACTCCAGGGTTGGCCTGTACGACTGTCTACCTCTTCACCGTTCTCGCCATCATCAGCATATTCATAGTAATCATGACTGGCCATGTCTACACCATCAAAATCTGCGTTGTAGTCAATGTAGTATTTTCTTACCTTGCCATCAGGACAATGTACGCCACGACTCAATATTTTTTCCACTGCCACTTGTGCATCAATAACCTTCTTCATTGGGCTACCACCTTTTCGGGCTATGTCTGCCAATAGGCTCAGATCCTGTGTGTACCAAGCCTGTGCCAAAGCATGTAGATAACCCATACCATTGTCACCACCGCCGTATTCGGGACTGGGTGCAAATTCTTTTAAAGGTTTATTTTTAACACAGTTATTGACCTTGACCTCTTTGCCATAAGTGGGACTGGCCTTTGATCCTTCTTTGTGCCAACCGGTGCGGCAGTGTTCACGATTGCGTTGTGCTTGAGTGCGTTTGGCTTCTGCAATGCTCATGGCATCTACAATATCATTTAAAAACATTATTTGACTCCTGCGGCAGCATTTTGTTTTTGTGTTGCCTGTTTAACTGCTGTAGCAATTTGTTGTGATGCTTGTGGATCTAGTAGTGCCGGCCCAAGTTCATCAGTTACAGTGGCAGCAAACTTTTTAGCTTGTGGGCTCATGCCTTTTCCTGTTGCAGGATCAGCATTGGGAGTGTTTAAAAATTCAGCTCCACCGTTTGCCGCAGTAGGAACACCACCTACGGGCTTTTTACCAGTGGCTTGAGAAATTTTTTGTAAACCGGTTGTTATTGTTTGTTTTTGCTTTGCTGCCACCTGTGGATTTTGTTGTTGTCCACCTTGGGCTGGATTACTGGCTCCTGCTTCTTGAACGTAGGCCTTCCACTCGCGTGCAATAGCCTCTTCTATGCTTTCTTCGCAACCACCAACACCTTGTCCGGGACGAGGTGGGTTCTTGTCGGTGCCCTTCCAGTAACCACCAAATTTGGCACCACGTGGATTATGTTCAGCCGCCGCCATACTGTCTTCGTTCTTGGGACGGATGTGATGTTTTTTCATGTTGATGGCCTTGGCAGCCTGTATCTGTGCCGGACTAGCAGCTTCTGCTTGTGTCTGGGCCTGTTGATTTTGTGCAACTTGTTGGCTGGGTGGAGTTGTTGCCGGTGGTTTGAATGCAGTTGAGCCTATTTCTTTTTGCACTGTGTATGTTTTACCATCACTAGCCTTCATTTGCGTAAATGGTTGCAGAGCAAGTTGTTTGGCTACGTCTTGAGGATTGAACCCGTATTTTTTTGCAGCCGTATCCACATCCAAGTAATCCAACTGCTTGCCAGTTTGTGGATCGGATATGGCCACTGCCTTCATGCCCTGCGGAGCCATTTCATCTAACCGTTTGAATGTGTTTATGATATTGCTAAAATGCTGATCCATTATTTTTTGGCCTTTGGTGGTTTGATATCGTGCTTGACGTTGCTTTGTCTATTGGAATAGCCTTGCAATCGTTTTTGCACTTGTGCCTTGGTCATGCCACCAGCACCCAATTCAGTAACAACGGTAGCAACTGAACTGCTTACAGTGGCACCAGAATCTTCACTTAGTCGATTTAATTCTTGTTTGAGTTGTTGTCTTAACGACTTTGTTTCGTTAACACTCTCGCCTGCATGTTTAAAATATTGTACTTGACGTTCACGTTTTTCTGCACCGGCTCTAGTGGGATACTTGCCCAAATTCTTGTCGCCATGTTTGCTCTTTAACTCGTAACCGCCTTTGACTTTAACAATGTGCTCCTCCACACCTTTCTTTAAAAAGTTAGGTATCTCTCCTGGTGCTTTACTTTTGTTCACGGGCTTTTGTGGTATATTATATTTAGGACCATCAAGTCGAGTGGCAAGTGGACCAAAGTGTTTACTGGCTTTGGGATCGACTTCTATACGTTTGCGATTGGGATAACTCAGTGATGTCTTTTCGTCGGCCCAACGTTGGCCTTCCGCCATACCTTGTGGTTGTTGTGCTGACTGATATAATTCGGGGTACGCTTTTCTAATATCAATAATAGCATCTTTTACAGTTTTGTTAGTTCTGTCGCCAACTTCTTGGCCTAGTACCTGTCTATTTTGTTTTACATACGTTAAAATATTTCTAACAGTATCAGCATCACGGCCCACTAACTCAAGTGCGTGTGCTCCGTCTCCGTGTGGATATAGTGCTTTTGACCAATTATGCCAGTCTGATTCTACAGGATTGTAGCCCTCTTCTATGCCTTCCCAATCACTTGGATCGTGTTCGCCATAATAGTAGTGCTCCATGGCCTCTTGACGGCTCCAGTGATATTTTTGCATTAGATGTTGTATTTTTCTTTCTGCTTCGTCTTCGTCATCAAGCATTTCATTAACAGTTTGTTCAGCATTGCCAATATTGAACGCAGGCAATCCGTCTTCGTGTTCTTTGTCCATTTCGTGTTGGCTCAATGCATAGTCCATGACAGTGACCATCATTTCTTTAATAGCTCCGAGTTTTTCCTCGACCCATTCAGGTAAATGTTCGTTGTCGCTTAACGCACCTTCTAAGTGACTGGCTACACGTACAATGGTGTGCAAGGTGTTTTTGGCCATAGTTGCATCAGTGCCATCACTGGGTGCATCGGTAAATTCTTGTAAAAATTCTGTGGGTTTCATCGTGATTCCTGAATATATTGTATATTTAGCGTTAAGTAGAAAACGTTAAATCTTGTGAATCTACAGTTTTGCTATCAACAGTTAAATTGCGAGGTCTAAATACAGTTTCAGCTCCGCAACTTTCTATACGAACTTGGTGTGTGCCGGATTCGATATCGACTTCTAAGTTTTCTTGTATGAATATTTCGTATGCGGGCCAGATCCAACTGCGTTCGGTCAATAAGTCATTGTCCACATACACACGATATGCCGGAGTACCGTGTTGTGTTGTATCACAGTAAACATCGAGCGTGATCACTGTGCGGGCCATGTTACATGGCTCCTAACTTTCTACCCACAATTATTTCCAGTTTCTTTTGTTCAAGTTCTTTTAGTTTTGGAGCATACGCACGTTCAGCTTCGGGATCGCCTTTGACCATGTTTTGAATACTGTTGATACGCATGTCGATCATGTCTAATAGATTTTGTTTGGCTCGAGCAAGGCCACTATCAAAACTATCATTTTCTTTCAAGCCCCGACCCACGGTATTTTTAACTGGTGTTTGGCCAGTTTTGGGTGCTTTAACTCCGGTCAAATGAAGTGCCTTCATTTCGTCGCCCAATGTCTTGCCAGTTACTGCATTTTGATCGCCAGCAGTGCTCATTACATAGCGTGGATCATTCCCGCCTTTGACCACACCAACCCCGCCCATTTCACTGACTAGAGAATTGGCTCGCTTGGCACTCTTTTTAACCTCCATACCACCTGCAGGTTCAGCCGGTGCCGGTAACCGTGTAGCGGTCTTTGCTGGTGGTGTCCCGGCAACAGGTTCGGCTCCCGAATCCGGGGTTATTTTATTGAATATGTGTACCAGCTCGGGAGTGGCACGTCCATATAATGCCTTTAAGAAAGCATCACGTTGCTTGGGGTCGTTTCTAACTTGGTTGTAGACTGCACGGCATTCGGTGCCATGACTGATATCCACTATTTCACCATTTACAGTAAACGGCACTTTCTTTTCGGGAACAACCAGCACATAAGCATGTCCTTCACCTACAGTAACAGTGTCAGTTAGATTCTTTGGTAATGTTTTAAACGGCTTTTCGTCGCCCACTGCTTTTCCCGGGGGAATAGTGGCTCGACGTCCTGTGGGCGTAAACTCTTGATAAAAGCTATCAACTTCCAAACGTTCTTTGTCGGGAGCACCAACGGCAAAAATTAAAACTGTAGAGTTTGTATCGATTCCAGCAGCCGCTACCACTGAATCTATCCCGTAAGGATCATTGACCAATAGTATTTGATGATCGTTGACTCCAGCTGCCTTCATGAGCTGGATTTTTTCATTGGCGTTAAACGGATTCTTGGGAAGTGATTTCTTGTCGTATTTTTGTCCCGATGCTATTTTGTCTTGAACTGTATTGGGACTAGTGGTAATACGCACATTGTCAGCACCAAATTTGGCCTGCAACAGTTTTAGTACAGCAAGATGCCCTTGATGAAAGGGCTGAAAGCGTCCGGGATAAGCTACCAGTACACGACGCTCTTGTGCTTCAAATAATTCAGTGACAAACATAGTAATATTCTCTATTACTATATTTAGTTTATATTGTTTCTAACAACCAAATATAAAACGGACAAGCAAACGGCAGTTCCCATGCACCGTTCCAGCCGAGATCCACACATCGGGTCAACACAGGACGATCAGGATCATCGGCACGAAATTGAGTCTTGAAAACTAATATACTGTCCAAGTCAACTTCGTCAATCGTGATTTTTTTAATGTTCAGCAGCATGTCCTTGACTATTGCAGTCTTGTCGGCATTTTCCACAGTGTCGTCATTGGTTTTATTTTCCAATCGGATCTTGAGCATGTGATCGGTTTCGGCAAGCTCGAGATCGAATTCGATTGTTTCAACTTCGCCACTGGGATTTTTAACCAAAGCCCTGACAATTTCTGTATCATCCACCAGGATCGAGTACTCGGGCACCTTGTGCCAATAAGTACCTCCCAGTGTGATTTTGAAATGAAGTTTTTCGGTCTTGGACATGATTACGCCGGTGTTGGAGCAGCTTCTAGTTTTTGTCCTTGTGCAGCCAGGGTATCTTCAATGATGCCCATGCTTCCACGCTCGGCAATTTTTAGTTTGTCCAAGTCTCCGGCATACTCGTAGTGTCCCACGTGATTCAACAACACTTTGCTGTGTGCCCAAATCTCGCCACCTAGTTCTTGCCAGCGTCGGCAAAACAACCAATCTTCGCTCAAGTAGTGTCCACGCTCGTCGATCTTGCAATCAAAGATACTATACATCATGGGCTCGAATTGTTTGCCTAGGCCCACATCGTCGACATATTTTGTTTCGGGATGTGCCTTGATCAAGTCTTCGTATACCTTGCGTTTGAACATCAAGAAGCCGGTGCCCATGGTGTCCACTGTAAAGATATCGCCTTGAATCTTGGTTTCGGGTTTGAGATTGATAACATAATTGACTGGCAAGGCTTTCTTGGGATACAGGCCACCGATCACGTCTTTCTCGTATGCCATCATTTGCAGTATGGACTCGGGCTGGAATCTAATATCAGCATCAATAAACATAAAGTGAGTGGCTTGAGTATTGGTCATCATCTTGGCCATCAAGTTGTTGCGTGCACGTGTCACCAAACTCTCGTTTACCATGGTGTCCAAGCTCCAGTTTAGACCGGCTTGTTGTGCCAACAAAATAAAGCGTAACAAGCTGGTCATTGTGGGTTCACTTACCATACCACCATAACAAGGAATACCAATGTGCAAATGATTCTTTCTAAAATCATACGGGGTACCTTGTGGTTGAGGTTGTTGTGCCTGTGCAGCTTGTGCAGCCTGTTTGGCAGCAGCAGCCTTGATCAAAGCCACGGCATCGTTTTGACTCTTTTTAGCGTCAGGTTTTTTAGTACTCATGTTTTCCTTTTTGGTTAATTGATTATGCTTTGCTAACTTCGACAACAACTCCGTTGCCAAGTAATTCTTCGGCCACTGATGCCAATGCTGACATTGTATCTTCTGATACAATATCGCTATCAGTGACAGTAGCTTCAGGTGTGTTTTTGTGCAATTTGCTAACTGTGATAACGATCACTTCTTCTTGAATCCGTGCCATCATGCACTCCTTGAATTATATACAGATATTTATTAGGCCTGTACAACCTCGTGAATTTTTCCCACTATACCCGGACTCATTAAAGAGAGCATGGTCACAACGCCCAAATCATTGGTGTAGAAAAAAGCTCCCCACATGCCTGGATAGGGTCGTTTCAAATTGTGTCTTAACCCGGCAGTGAGTTTTACATCTTCTTGACTTTCTAATAGATTAAGCATTTGTTCTTTTAGTAGCAAATCGTAAGTGCCATCTCTCAACAGTATCTTATATTTAAAAGGTATTTTTGGAGCAATGATTACATCTGAACAGAGCAATTCTTCTGTGCCTGCCCGCGGACCAGTTATAGCCCGAATGCAACTATAAGTCGATAAGATTTTTGCTACTGATTTTAAATCATTTTCGTCTTTTGTATAAAATTGAACATTAGAATCTTCAATACGAGTTTTTGTAAGAGATACAAAATTTTCTTTCAGTGTCCTGATACTTTTTAATAAACCAAAATCGACTTTATCGTACCTATCGGCTTGTGCTTTGTGTCGCCAACTGCCGCCCCAATTGCTTCGATTTTGAGCTTGAAGTTTCAATAGTTCTACGGCACGTTCGGTATTATCATAACAAGCCACTTGAGCACAGTCGGCATGTATTTCCATACGCCAAAGATACTGACCCCAGAATCGTTTCTTGGTCTCTTTGAACTTGATACCGTAATTAAGACTGTTCCAGAATGATGTATCCATTTTCGTCCACAGTAGGTTGTTGAAGTTGCATTTTGGGCGAGAATATAAATTCACCAGCATAGTCAACTTCAATTACAGTATCACGTGCAACACTTTCAAACAAGATCTTTTTACTCAGTGGTACTTTGATCAAATCATTTATCTTGCGTGCCAAGGGCCTTGCACCCATTTTGCTATCGTAGCCGACCGCGGCCAATCGATCAACTGCAGCCTCGGTCAACGTGATCTTGATTGCTTTTTCGCTCAACAACTCGTTGACTTCGTTGATAAATTTAATAACAATTTTTTTGATACTAACTTGTGTAAGTCGATTGAACTTGCAAACACTGTCCAGTCTATTGCGGAATTCGGGTCTAAAGAATTCTTTGACTGCTCGGTCGTCTTCGTCGGTCTTTTGCAGTTCGGTACTAAATCCAATGGTGTTACGCTCGTTGTCGCTGGCACCCAAGTTGCTGGTTAGAATAACAATACAGTTACGTGCGTCGGCTTTCTTGCCGTTGCTGCTGGTAATTATTCCTTCGTCCATGAGTGCCAGCAACACATTCATTACATCGGGATGTGCTTTCTCAACTTCGTCAAACAGGATAACCGAGTTGGGATTCTTTTCAATATCGCTGATTAACATGCCACCTCCCAAGTTGCCGTCATCGTAGCCCACATACCCGGGAGGAGCACCGATCAATTTGGCCATGCTGTGTTTTTCTTGATACTCGCTCATGTCGTAACGCAACATTCGCATGCCCATACCTTCGGCAAGCAATTTGGCCAGTTCGGTTTTACCAGTGCCGGTTGGTCCCAAGAACAAAAAGTTGCCCACTGGCTTGTTGAGACTTTTTAAGCCGGCTCGTGCCACGTAGATCTTTTCCAATACTGTGTCAACTACACTATCTTGTCCGTACAGTTTTGTCTTGATAGTGTCTTCCAGTCCCACCAGGCTCTTGGTACTTTCGCTACCAATTTGTTCGGCCGGTATCTTGATAAATTTACTGATAACATCCACTATGTTGCTTTTGGTAACAGTCCAATCCACGGCATGTATTTTCAATCGTGCTGCTGCTGTGTCGACGAGATCAATGGCTTTGTCAGGCAAACGTCGATCTGTTTGATAACGTACACTGAGATCAACAGCAGCTTCAATGGCATCGTCACCGATCTTGCCACCATGAAATGCTTCAAAATATTCTCGTAGATTGTACAAGATTTCTTTTGCCACTGTGGGAGTGGGCTCTTCAACAACAATTCTACAGAACCTACGCATCAAGGCACGATCCTTTTCAAAACTCTGTGTGTACTCTTCCCAGGTGGTACTGGCCAAGACCTTGATACTGCCCTTGGACAAGGCCGGTTTGATCATGTTGGCAAAGTCCACACCTGATCCGCTACTGCCCGATCCGGCACCACGCATTTGATGTGCTTCGTCAATGAACAAAACACATTTGCCTTTTAGTTGCAGTGCCGCAATTACGTCTTTGAACTTTTCTTCAAACTCGCCGCGATATTTGCTTCCGGCAAGCAAATTGCCAATATCTAGATTGTAAACAGTGTAGTCTTTCAAGTAATCGGGGCAGTCACCATTCACAATGTTACGTGCCAGGCCTTCGGCAATGGCAGTTTTACCTACACCGGCATCGCCTACCAGTAACACGTTGCTTTTGTTACGCTTGGCCAAAACTTGTGCTATTTCATCTAGTTCAAAGTCTCTGCCCACCACCGGATCAATTTTGCCTTCTTTGGCCTGTACATTTAAATTTTCACAGTACTCTCTCAGTATCTCATCGGCTCGAACATTGTTTGTTCTACGTGCCGGTCTTGCTTCGGTATAGTTGTTACGATAAAATTCAATTAGTTCTAGTTTGTTGATGCCGTATTTGTTGAAAAAGTAACTGGCATGACTATTGGCTTCGGCAGCAATACTCAAAAATATATCAATTACTTGAGCATGGCTACGACCCGAAAACATCACTTGTGTCAGTGCACGATTAAACACACGTTCTAGGCTTTGTGTTTTCTTTGGTGTTGTATTTTCTTCTGTGGTGATAATGTAGGTTTGTTTGTGCAAGTATTCTTCTAGATCAGTTGCCAATCCAGCAACATCGATCCCGAAGTTGGCCAACAATTCGTTGAACGGTTTAAACACTATTAAACCATGTGCAAGATGTTCGAGTGTTACATATTCATGATTGTGTTGTTTGGCCAATTCGGTGGCATTTTGTATTACCACTTCAATTTCGGGATTTGTATGTAAGCTCATAAAAATATTTAGTTAGAGTTGAGTATGTTTTGGATAGTGTCAAGTTGTTGTTGATCGAGATTTTTAGGAACAGTCACAGTCATCTCGGCATATAAATCTCCTCGATGTTCTGAATGCATTTGATATATTCCCTGTTGTGCCAATCTGAATTTAACGTTGGGTTGTGTACCCGGTGGAATAGCAATGGTAAATTTTTTATTGTCAAGACCAACAACTTCGGCAACACCGCCTACTATTGCAGTTAAACAGTTTACACTAAACCGGGTGTGTAAGTCAATGCCATTTGATACATGAAAATTGTCGTTGGCATGAACTGTTATCTGCACAAACAAATCGCCACGCGGCAAAGTATTAAACATATTATCGCCAAGTCCGGGATATTTTATTTGAGTTCCGCTTGTTACTCCACGTGGAACCATGACTTCTACTGCTTCTCTTGTGCCAGTGGTGGTTTGTATGCTAATTGTCTTGGCTTGCTCGTGCAAGGTTTCTGCTAGACTAATTGGCAATTCGATCCGTAAATCTTTATTGCGTCTCTGTTGTTGTGGACGTAAATGTGCAAAAGGATCGTTTCCAAATCCAAAGTTTTTGAATATTTCTTGTATGTCGGGATGCCCGCCATTGTGCCAAGTAAAGTGTACTCCGCCGGAGCCGGGATTGCGACGCTCGTGGTCATAGCGTTGACGTCGGTCACTATCGGACAAAGTATCATACGCAGTTTGAATCTCTTGAAATTTTTGAGTATCTCCGCCTTTATCGGGATGATGCTGGCTGGCCAATTTTCGGTAAGCTCGTTTGATTTCATCGGTTCCGGCAGATTCTTCAACACCTAGTGTTTCATAATGAGTCATAGTATTATTATAAATGAAAAACCGGACAGAGTCAACATGTCCGGTTATATTGTAGTCGAAAAACTACGCAGTGCCGGCTTTCTTTTCCATTGTTCGGCCAAATGCACTTACGCCCAGTATACCACCAAACGCCAAGTGGATAAGTCCACCGTTGCTGAGTGTTAGACTCTGCCAAGCAGTATAGCCCATTTGAACCCCAAATCCCTTTTCAATGATGGGCAAGAACATGCTGATCATGGGAAAGGCCACAAAGTCCATGAAACAGATCAGCATGTACAACCAACCCATTGCCGGACGCCAAAAACTCTTCATCCAGTGTTCGGGCTCTTTGCCCTCACTGGCCGCCATTAAGTTACCAAATGCAGCGGTTGTGTTAGCATCTGGAGCAACTGGTTGTTGTCCAAATCCTGTTCGTGACTGCCCAAACCCTCCGCCAAACCCACCTGTGCTCATACTGTTACCCAATGGCACATTGCCATTACCAAATCCGCCGGGAGCGGATGATCCAAAGTTGGATTGTGTGGGAGTGGCATTAAACACGGGTGCTGGTGTTGGTTGAGCAGGAGCACTACTTGTAAACAAACTAGGGGCTTTACTGGTTTGTGCCGCAGCTATGTCGGCACTTGTTGGGTGTTGACCTTCGTCATCGGGATCTAATTTTGGCATTTTGTTTTCCTTTATCCTATGGCACCGACTAAACTAATCGCACCATTTATAACTGTATTTAATGTTTCCTTCATGGCCATTTGTTCCATGGCCTGAATTACATCTAGTTGTTGTTGCACATCTTGTAATACTTCTTGTGCTTGGTCCGGGGGCATATTGCCCGATTGCACTTGTTGTATTACCTGTTGAACAAATTGTGCTGCATTTGCAAACTGTTGATCGCCACTGTTGATCAAAGTGGCCAAATGGTTGTTTAAATCGTCTTGTGTCATGATGGTCTCTTTCCTTGTACATGTTGGATTAGTCTTGCACTATTTTCTATACTTTCAAATTTGAGTTTGCAATACAATGCATTGATCTTTTCTCCGCTGTTGTATCTTTTCCGTAATTCTTGTGCTATTGTATCTAAAGCCTTTGAAGCCGTGATACTGTCTTCGTTGTGTGCTCGATCACTTTCGTATAGTGCATAAAGTCCTGTGTTGTATGCGATAGTATTTGCACTGGCTCGTGATGCCGCATCATCGGCACAATTAGCACTGGCAAGTTGTGCATCATATCGTATGGTTGTTATCAATTGATATTCGTTGTTGTCATATTTGCCCATTAACAGAGCATCCACCGCCGCGCAACCAGATAGACCAACTATCATGAATAAAGGTATTAATCGTTTCATTTTGTTGCCTTTTCGTAAATTCGTTTTTGTGTATTGTACCAATTGTTCCAGTCATCAATCTTGCCGGCACATAGATAATATTGTGTATAGTTGTCGGTTACCACAGTTAATACCTCGCTTAGTTTTTCAGTATTAGTGTCAACGGTTTTTAAATCCGGACATGCTTCCATCATAGCAGGTGGAACATCGGGCCACTGTGGAGCAACTGTAACAGGAGGTGCTCGAAAACTGCCGCATCCAGCTAATAATAAAACGGGTACGAGATATTTCATTTCTTTGTCTCCGGATTAGCTGCGGCATCATTTAAATCTTTAATTGCCAAAGGATCAACCTTGCACGTTGCATCAATCTTGGCAGCATCTTTTACAATACGTTCTTGAATTACAACTTGTCGTTTGTATATTACTTGATTCTTCTGCTTGCGTACTTGTGCAAGTTTTGTATTAGCCTCGTTACTTTGTGCCTTTGCTGCATCAACTCGTGCTTGTGCCGCATCAACTTGTGCTTGCCATATGGCAGTAACACCTGCACCGCCAAACATAAAAATGCCCAGTACAAATACCAAAACGCCTAGTGGTTTGAATAACCAACCGTATATTTTTAGCCCGGGGAAATGTGTTAAAAATCCTGCAAGGAAATATATCAGTACTCCTGCACCAGCCGTTGCGGGCCAGAACCAAACAGGCAAATGTGCCAGTATGTGTTGAATGATAAACTCAAACATTATGCACCAAATAGTTGTAATGCGTGATTGTAACGAGCAGTACGATCTTCAATGCCCAATGTACCGCCGTTAATTACCTTGGTGGCATGTACTATGTCGCCAGCATCGCTGATGGCATTTAGGCCATGATGTTCCCAAAAGAAACAGGCACTCTCTACTGCACCGTCGGGTGTTTCGCAATAGGCCACAGTTTCTTCAAGGCCTTTACCTATTTCTCGAGCAAATGCCTCGTACAGACTACGTCCAGTAAGTTGTATTAGGCCACGTCCGTGAAACATCCAACCATCTCCGCTTTCTTCTGATCCATTGCCCATACGATCACAATAGGCTCGATTGGCAATTTTCTCGGGATTGTGTGCATATTGATTTGCAATATCCATAGTAGGGAAACGCTTCTTCCAAATAGCCATTAATGCCTGTGGTTTGTAGTTTAAGTTTTCTACCAGAGCAGTATAGTTACCGCTCTCGTGCCCGGTTTGTGCCATGAACATAGCCACACGCTCTTTAGTGGTAATTTTGTATTTTGGCAACTCGTCGCACAGGGCATCATACCAGCTCTGGGCATGTGGATTACCATTTAGTAATTGGTGTACGTGGTTTGCGGTAAAATCGAATTCGAAACTCATTGAAAATCTCCCCTATTAGGTTACAAAAGTATTTAGCAAGGAAACAGTTTCTTTTTCGTTTGTAACAATTTTGTTATCTACTAGAAAGTCGACCCACTGCTGAATTTGACTCGGGGATAACAGTTTATAGGTGCGTCGATGTATGCTGGCCGTGAGCAGTTTGGGATTGGATTTTGCAGTTTCTAGTAGATGGTCAAAATTGTCGGCTTCCCAATCGGCTATGTTTAAAACATTGTAGTAACTGTACAAATTATACAATTTATCGTAGGTGCCACATTGTGAAAGCACAAATCCCGAATACAAATGAAATTCTGTAACCAAATTGGGATACCGTACATTGGTTTGAAAAAACTCGGGAAAATCACTCACACTGTCTACTAGATTGCGTACAGTGTCGGTATGAAACAAAAAAGGTACACCGGCCGGACCCAGCACCCGTGGCATAGCGATGTTGTAGTAGCGTTCGACAAATTTTTGGCTTGATTCAAACACGGGAAACACATTGATAGCTCCGGTTCTCGGTCGACCTTGCGGGTCAAATAGATTGTCAAACGATTGCACAAACCAAGTCTTGGCATCCAGAACCATGCTCCATGTCATGGCAGATTCTCCGGCGGCCAACAGTTTTAACAGTTGTTGTTCTTCCCAACCGTTGATTCGGCTTTGATAATTCCATTTGCTTTTGGGAACAACACGCACCAACGAGCACAACGGTCCCCACCAATTGCAATCAATTTTGTGAACAATACGGTCATGATCGTTGACCACAACGGTGATACAACCTACGTTGTTCACGTGTTGTTGTATGCTTTGTGCTTGTATTTTTAGTAAGGGTAGTTCGGGTTCAAATACTACAGTAATGAGTTCTAGCATAGAAATACTTATAGTATTCCTGCGGCTGCCTTTAAACTTCGAATATATTCAGTATTGGCCGATCTAGCCGGTATCGGCAAGCCGGCAGCACTACGCATCTCGTCCAAGGACTGATTGCCAAATTTGGCATCGTAGTCTTCGGGAGTGCACGGAATCATTTCCTTCAACGAGTCAACATCAAAGTAAGTTTCTCTATTGTCTTTTACATAACGAACACGCCAGTCCTTGAGTTTTTGCTTGGTCACGTTCATCATGTCCTTCATGATTGTTTCTATATTGTCTACCACTTGTTCGTTGCGATCCAGTTCCAAGAACACAAGATAATCGCCGTCGTCCATTTCGCCGGTGCTGGTGTCGGCATCAATAACACAGTCGTAGCCCTTTTCAAGAAAGTTAACGAGATCGGCAGCCGGTTGTTTGCCGGCGACTTTGAAGCTCAGTACAACAATGTCTCGGTCCTCGCCAATCTTGCTCTTGAATTCGTCGATGTGCAATTCGGGATGCACTAGACGTTTCAGATCGCCTGGCTCTAGTCCTTCAAAAATATTATTGTGTTGGTTGTTCAGCATCAGCTTCTCCGCCCAAGGATTGATTGTCGATATTGGTAGTTTGATTTAGAGTTTGATCTCCGCCTTCTTCGTAGGCCTGATCAATATCTTCCATGTCCACTGTGCCCGATGCCAATTCCAATGCACCCTGCTCGATGTCTTGCATGAGTTTTTTGGGCATGATGATTTCTACCAACCAAATTGGACTTTTGATCAGTTTTGGTACTTTTGTACCAGGTTTGTAATCGTACGGTGTTTTTACTTTTTTGGGATGTTCAAAGTAGTCACGTTTGTAATTTACTTCGCAATCAAATTCCACTAACCGTGCAGCTCCACGCGGGTCGGGCATTTTTTTGTAAGGCCACATAAATGTGCAACCCACAAAATACTTTTCGTATACAGGTCCTTTGACCAGTTCGCCCTGTTTCCAGTTCGCGAATGCATAAACATCTAGTTCGTCTACCACACGCTCGAAGTCTAGCAGTGTGTTGACTGCAGAGTCGGTCATGAAGATATCTTTGGTGTTGTCTAATAGTTCTTTAATATTTGCCGGCATAGTAGTGTATTTATACAATCCTAGAACTTGTAATGGTTGTTGATTCCGGTGTCGTGATAGTCGGCAGATCCTAGACAGTAAAACGGGCTTAAAAATCCCACAAATCCCACGGGTCGTCCCAGCTCGTTATTGAAATACTTGGGATCTATGGTTTTGACCAAGAGATTTTGTCCGGCCTCTTGAATACGAAAAGCAGCGGTATTTTGAAAGTTGTGATAAAACCAATAGTCCATTTCGTTGTAAAAACTGTTGGTGGGTTTACTGGTTTGAAACGTAGCCGGATCGTAGTCGGGATAGATCAAGGGTTTGACCACTTGTTCATAGGCACTGCGATGTGCAATGCTGTAATTGGGCCAACGCACTAGATACTGTAGATGTTTGTTGGCCGGCAAGCTGAACCAGGTGCGTATTATGTGTGCTTGTTTTTGCACTATTTCGGGAAAATCTGGAGTCCAATAAAAATATTCGTTCGTGATATTGTTGTAATCGTAAACAGTATTACTATGATTGGCCTGCAAATCCATAAAATACACATACCATTTGCCGTCCTTGATGCACATCTTGGGCTTGTCAATTCCGTACAACACACAGATTTTTTTGCCGGTATCGGCAAATTCACGATGTTCTTTCATGGCCACAGCATCGTGCTTGCACACATGAGCCAATTGAAAATAGTCTTTGCCTCGAAAAACCCAAGTTTCATCAGTGGCACTGTCCAAGATAAATTCACTGTAGTCGTGTATGGTAATTCGCACTCGAGGAAAATGTGTTTGGACCCAATTCAGTAACGGTCTAGCAGCAAAATCGTATTCGCTAAGAGTATTTTGGGGTTTGGTATTGAACGGATCACTGCTGACTCCTTTTTCGCCCTGTTTGGGATAGCGAAAAACTATTTCATCTATGTGTATGCCGTTGCGTAAAAAACTGTAAATAGCAGTAGTACTGTCGCCACCGCCGGACGCTTCAACTCGAATCCAATCATAACGTTCGCGTAATTGTTGTGCACGTTGTCTATACAATTCACGCAAGTCTGTTTCGGGTTCTTGTTCCCATGCCATGGCATCAAATATTGGTCTATTAAAATTCCATTCGGGAAAACGATTGGTCTTGGTGGCAGTAATCAGTGCCTGCACTTTGTTGTATATTTTTTCATCACCAAGTTGGTAGTACCCCAACTTGGTATTTTGTTCAATGCCTTTAATCAATTTTTACACCAGTGCTCAATTTCTTCCACTGGGCCTGTTGCGATTCGTACCAGGCATGCAAGTCTTGATCTTTCATTTCGCTCATGCTGTAACAATGATCGATCAAGTAGGATTTTTGCACCGATTCGGCTCGAGCAGCCTGTACCAGTATCTTACGCCATTCGCGAAATTTTTCATCCGGCACCGATTTTGGTACAACCAAATGATGCGGGGCATCCATGTTGGACACTATTTTTGCAAATCCCTCGCCGGCCAAGATCGGATGATGATTGACCGATTTGGGGCCAGTGGTTCCCAGTATGTGTACCTTGTCGCCCCAGGACTCGCTTTCGCCTAGAAATCCCACGTGCAAGTCAATGTTGCCCGACATCATGGACAAAATGCTGTCGTTTGTACTCTTGAACGGCACAACTTGAACATTGGGAAATTTAGACACAATCTGCAACGAAGTCAAATGGGTAGTCACTCCCAATCCGCTTGTGCCAATATTGAGTGGTTTGTCCTTGGGAACATCGGCCCAGGTTTGATACTTGGTGCTACTGATTGCTATTGGTGCATTACATTGTGGCATTAGTTCTTGAAAATCGTTGACATTGTAACTTTCATTGGGATAAAAATTGGGTCGGATAAAAAATGCACTGCTGGTGGCCAAAATAGTATTACTGTTATTTTTCACAAAATTAGCAGCAATGGCATTGCCAGCACCGGGTTTGGTATCAAACACAAAGGTGTATTTGTCCTGTATATGGTTGGCTTCCTCGACCAAGGTCCTACTGTATGCAGCCATGGTGTCTGCGGGACTAAAAGCATAATAAATTGTCACAGTTTCTTTAGCCATGCTCGTGATTGCAAATGCAGAAAGAACAACGGCGAGTAATTTTTTCATAGAAATTCCTTTGTAAGTGTTTGTATTTTATACTAAAATTGTCAATCGAGCAATCGTAATTGCCCATTTGCTTGTAGAGAAAATCTACTTACGGGAATTGGCGTTCCAGGCATATCATGCTAGTAAAAGGGTTTCGCTACCCTAGGCGTCAATGTGCAGTCCGACGTCAGAATCATTTCCGGCGTTGCTACAGTATTTATAATTTATTTTTGCAGTCGATTATTTCTGTCGGGTCGACAACCGGCCAGCACATACTCGTCAAGCCAGTGCTCGTCAATGTATTTTACATACTTGTGATTGGCATCTTCACTGATAAAACTCATTAATTTTTCCGGATCAGTTTCTACAGGAAATTGAGTTATAGTTCCAACCCACTTCATGTAGTGTTCGCGGTGCAGGAAAAATGCCTCATGATCCAAAAAATGCACAAGAAAACCGCTGGGAATTAAAATATTGTAATAGTATTCTTGTGCAATAGGCGTTGTGTGTTGTTTACGTACACGCATCTGTTGCACTTGATTGATATTTTGATCTCGTACAATAATGGCCACTTGCACATCAATACCAAAACTTTCAGCACGACGTGCAACTCCTACTATGTCGGGAATCCTACGCTCACCATCAAAAAAGAACGGACAACTTACGTTAGCAAGATGATAGTCCCGGTTGTCAAAATGGCCGGCTTCTAGTTTTTTGGGATCGACCCAATACTCGGCAAACGGTTCTTGATCACTAGGTACCCAATAGTTAGAGAGCATTTCGTCCCACCCGGCTACCGCAGGATGTTGACTTAGTACACGACTAAACAAATGATTTCCTGACCCTTGCGGCCCGGTTATGATTAGTAAATGTTTCATAGTATTAGCGGAGTTCGCTTGAGTTCTTTCAAGAATGCTTTGGTCTTGTCTGTTATAATACCAGTTAACTGTAGCGTAACTCGGGGATGGAATCCGGCATTGGCGGTACTGTGTGGCATGTTACGCCAATCAAATGTATGTACATCTCCAGCACGCCATTGTGTATGTGTATAGTTACCGTAACTCCAAAACTGTCCCGGTTGCCAGTCAGTTAGTGCGATAAAGTATCGGCCAACACGTTCAGGTTGTTCGGGGAACCATTTGTATAGTTTGTCAATATGCAAGTGCCACAACTGACCGGGTTGTTGTACATGGATACGTTCCATGTTGTCTTCTAACGCAAATGCATCACTTATTGTCTGCAACTTCTTGGGCAGTCGCCACGCCAAGTTTGTAATGATAACTTTGGGATCAATTCCCACACGCTCCAAGTCATATTCCTCATCCACTAGTTCGGGACGTGGAACATCCACTCCCTCGCCCTTGAATCCACGTGTTTCCCAATTGGCCGGCTTTGAATTTGCAACAATCTTTTTAACTTCTCGAGAGAAGTCTGCTTCTATTCGGCCCAGCTCAAAGTACACATCTCGTTTCTTATCAACAACGGTGTTGTCAAAATGATATGTGCTCGCTTTGCGTAATTTATCCCAACTGCTTTCTTTTTTCATTTTATTACCTTTACTGTTACGTCATTCTCAATATAATTTTGCTTGTATTCCGCGGGAGGAGTTGCTATCGCCAACGCTCTGCACAATTGATGATTGTTTGTTGGCATTGCAAGATTTTGGTCATACTCGGTCCAGGACTCTACTAGATTTGTATTCTGTTGATGTATACGTCGAGCCATTGTTTTTAAATCCACATAATACTTATGGTATAGCGGATACGTGATATCAAAATGTCCGCATTTGACCCACCAACCCAAACAAGCATCATCACTGCGGTGAACTAATACAACGGGACACTCGGGCCAAGTTTTACGTAAAAAATCTATGTGGTTGCAAAAGATGTGACTTTTAATAATACGTATACCATTGTTGTCTCGTGCAAAGGGTGCATCAAATATGGCTTCTAAACTGGCCCGGCCATGAAAGTCCACCGACTCGGGCAAGTCCGATTCCATTCCGGGATCAAAGTACGCACCCAAGTGCATCAAGTCCATGGTACCGCTAGCATCGTGATAATAAGTCCATTCCGCACGATAGTCACTGCGATCTATATCGGGACTGTAATAAATGTTTTTAACAACACTGCTCCATTTTGAGCCCGGAGCACCGGCTACAAAAATGTACTTCATTAGTCTTTACTGATATCAATCTTTTCCAACATGGGTAAAAATGTATCACGTAGACTTTGTGCATGTCGAACCAATCCTGCAGGAGTCAATTCTGCATCATCGGTAAACACCACATTGTCATAACACCATTGTTGATACTGTTTACTGTGTACGGCGGCACTAAATGTCTTGACATACCAGTCAACGACTTCTTGTGGTGTGTTGGGTGGCAATGCAATACTCCAAGCGGCATATACATTTACTCCGGGGGCAACACCGTTCAACAAAGGTACATTGGGATACTGTGCCATCTTGTGTGTTCCACTAAATCCAATTGCTTTGACTTTGCCGGCTTCGATCAAGGGTTTGGCCACTGCAATGGGCATGATACCAAACTCTGTGCCCAAGTTACCATCAAACTGTGCCACACTAGTAACTGCTTGCAATGGTCCATTAAATTTAACTGTTTTAACTAACTCGGTATTACCGTGTCCTTTAACCATTAAGTATTCAAACACTGTGCGATGTGCCCCTCCGCCCACCGCTACACTAATGGGGCGGTTGGTTGTGCTGATCAACTTTACAAATTCTTCAGGAGTATTAATTGTACTTCGAACACTGGCCACTAGCACTTGTGGACTCTTGCCCATGGTCAACACATGAGTAAATTCATTCCATTGCCATTTCTTTACAGACTTTTCCCAAATATCGTTTGTGACAAATGTGCTCATATGGCTTAACGCATTTATAGTATATCCATCTGGAGTGGCTTTGTACAATTCGTTCATTGACACCACACTGTCGGCTCCGGGCTTGTTTACCACATACCACTTGACCGTGGGTTGTGTTTGATTCACAATGGCCATTAGTTCTCTAAATGCCAGTTCATTACCAGCACCAGGATTGTTGCCTACAATTACTTCAATGGGCTTGTTGGGACTGGGTTCCCATGCAAATGCTAATGCAGGCAGTAGTAATAATATTGTTAAAATTCGTTTCATGTTAAAGTCCTATTAATTGATTTATTTCATCGGGCATCCAAGCAACAGGCATGCGTTCTGGATGCCACACAACTCCGGCTAAGGCTAGCCTACTATCTATCCATGCTTCACAGTTTCCGGTTTCGTCTGTTGCTAATACAGTGGCATTTGGGTGTAATTGTTCTATGTATAAATTATGATGACTGTTTACTGTTTTTGTTTCACCAAAATAATTTATTTCGTGCAGTACATCCAAGTGTCCATCTATGGTACTTACTTTACCGCCTAATGCATCTACCAACAAAAAACATCCATGACAAATACCAATTATTGGCTTGCCCTGTTTCATTACTTCTGTTGCTAGTTTTAATTCTGTGTTACGTCTAATTGCACTGTCATCACCACCTGTGATAATTAATGCATCAATTGAAATTGCTAATTGTTTAAAATCTTGATCGTTTCTATTGGGAATAAAAACAAGCGTATGCTCTCGTAAATATGAATACCATCCATGTTCAATTGAGTCATACGCTCGACTTTTGTGATATAAAACTCGTTGTGTGAGTCCTATCTTCAAATTACCATCCGTAAGCGTCGGCTACTAGTTCTTTACCAGCTTCTGCGGCTACGGTATTCTTGCAGGAAATTTCATACAAGTCTTTACGCATAGCTTCTACTAGTGCAAAGGCACGAGCTTGAGCTTCTGGAGTTGTTACTAGTTGTTCTAATTTACGTGCACCAATTTTACTGTGGAAACCTTCGTCCTTGGCAATCTTGGCATAAGCACCAGAGATAAATTCATCTTCAATACATTCGGCCATTTGATTCCAAACTGCTTCAGCACGTCCTTCAGCAACTAACTGATAAGCTGCCAATGCAATTGGATCATTCTCGGCATCGTACTTGGCCAATAAACCAGCACCTTTGGCAGTTGGCTTAGCGGCTTCGCGAGCAATAGCGGCTTGTACATCAATTGGACTACCTTGGATGTGTTCGATAACTTCTTTAACTAAACGGAAGTGTACTGCTTCATCGTGTGCTTGTTGTGTTAACAGTTGCAGTTCCACTGGATCTGCGTCAGCACCTAGTTCGGAAACTTGCTTGCTGATTTCAACCATGTTCATACGCTCGTTTACCATACGACCAATAAAGTGATCAACTAGTTCTTCTTGAGCAGGCTTGCTGTCAAAATATGCTTTAACATTGTGTTGACTTGCTTTAAATAACGCTTGATTGTCGGCCACGATTTTGGCAACAAATTGTTTTGAGTCCATACTATCTCCTTAAATATATTTAATAGAATTTGCATTTCTGCAAAAATATTTATCCAAAACAAAGAAAATTTCAATGAATACCAAAATTTTTAACTTAATCAAAGAAAATTTGCACTCTGCATTTAATTTACCCAAATATGCCAATATCGTTATAGACGAAAACACTCAAGTGGATCAACTGCCCTGGACTCCGGCACGCTATCGCAAGTTTCGAGATGCAGTAGAATCAGAACTGAGTTTACCTTGTGATTATGTTGGCACCTTGCGTAGCATAGTAGATGATCTCAGTGAACGATATATCCTACGCTTTTTTAGCGAGATTTGGAAACCACGCACCAATGATTATGATTACACCGGTTGGGCACTTGTTGAAGAAATTAATGCCCAAAATCCTCGAGCAGTACTAGATGTAGGTTGCGGATACCATCCGTTTAAAGGACGTATACAAAATCTAGTGGGAATTGATCCTTACAACAATTGTGCCGATTTTGAAGTTGATATATTAGACTATAAGGTAAACCAAAAGTATGATCACATACTTGCACTAGGATCAATCAATTTTAATAGTCGTGATGATATTGAAGCAAGATTCAGTCATTGCGTTGATCTATTAGAATCGGGAGGTAAATTTTATCTACGTGCCAACCCTGGCATTGTACACAAGAATGGGCCTTATGTGGAAATATTTCCTTGGAGCTTTGAGATAGTAAGTGAATTTGCCGAGCGATACAATCTAAAGTTGCTGAAGTATAAACAAGATGCCAATGATAGATTGTACTTTGTATATGAAAAATTATAGTGCAGTCTAATACTTAGTCCTTAGATAAATTTCATTAACACTAGTAAAACCTTTTTGGGTTGGTTCTTAAATACTTGCGTGAACATACTGTTGTTCGCAACACAGTATGGAACATGATGACACAAACCCCAAGGAGGTACTCTTGTCCAAACGTAAGAATCGATTAGTAGAAACCGTTCAGTATCAACAACCCAAACAAAAAAGACATATCCAGCCCGACTTACGAGTAGTAACCGAGGAATACGTACAACGAAGTCGACGTGTAGAATTAAAGCCTAAGAGTTTAAATCAAGAAACTTACATTGATTTATTGACCAATTCTCAGAAACTGATTATATTTGCAACAGGACCTGCTGGCACAGGCAAAACCATGTTGGCTGTAATGGCCGCCATCAAAGCCTATCAAGAAGGAGACTGTAAAAAGATTGTCGTCACTCGTCCGGCAGTGGGCGTAGATGATGAACAACATGGATTCTTGCCCGGAACGCTAAATGAAAAAATGGCACCCTGGACAAGACCCATAATGGATGTGTTTGCCGAGTATTACCGACCGGCTGACATTGCTCGAATGCTAGACGAACAAGTTATTGAGGTTTCTCCCCTAGCGTTCATGCGTGGACGGACATTTAAAAATTCGTGGATCATAGCTGACGAAATGCAGAATGCCACACCATCTCAGATGAAAATGCTGTTGACACGTTTAGGCGATGCAAGCAAAATGGTAGTAACCGGAGACACACAACAAGCGGACCGTAAAGAAAACAACAACGGATTAATTGACTTCAAACGTATTGTGGGACAATACGAAAATAGTCGCTATGTCGCAGGTGTTGAATTCGAAGGACGCGATATACACCGTCATCCTGCGGTATTTGAAATACTTAAAATGTACGGGGAGGTATAGCCAATAAATATTAGATGTTCAAATATGGCGATATACGCAAAGTACATCTAGAGATAAGTAGTCGTTGCAATGCTTCGTGCCCTGAGTGCCTTAGAAACCTCAGGGGCGGAGACATTGAAGATCACGGTGATTATGTAGTACATGACATGAGTTTGAGCGAGGCTCAAACTATCTTTCCGGTAGACTTTTTACAACAACTTGATATTTTTACAATCAATGGCAACTTTGGTGACTTTATTACCTGCCGTGACGGATTGGAAATTGTACAATACATCAGTGACGCCAATCCCCGTATGTCAATTGAGATCAGCACCAACGCCAGTGGCCAACCCAAGATCTGGAGCCAACTTGGTAAAATCAAAAACCTACAAGTAATATTTAGAATTGATGGATTGGCCGATACACATCACTTGTATAGGCAATATACCGATTTTGATTTGATAATCAGTAATGCCAAACGGTTTATTGCTGCGGGCGGAAATGCAGCCTGGTACATGATCGAATTTGACTTCAATCAACATCAACGTGATACTGCACGACAAATGAGCAAGGACTTGGGATTCAAAGAATTTCGACTTATCAATCACGGAAGAAACAACACTGTGGTGTTTACACGAGACGGTGAATTTAGCCATACCATTGGTACTCCCGATCCCGATATCAGAGATTATCAAGTATTATTGGACATGCGTGAATTTGTTAAGACTCGTGAAGGAGGTAATCGAGTCTACTACGAATCTCGAATCAGCAAAAAGAAAATCCGTTGTCAAGTGCAGAATCCGGCCAGCATTTATGTACAAAGCAACGGACAAGTATATCCCTGTTGTTGGGTGGGATTTGCACCCGATACTAATAAAATAACTCCGGGAATGGATCAAACTGCTGCCATTGCCAAGAACAACAACGCACTAGATGTTGGAATAGAATCGGCCATGTCTTGGTTCGCCGAGCTGGAAAAAACTTGGTCTATAGATACTGTGCTGAACGGAAGACACTACAAGTGTAATTCTATTTGCGGGTCAGACGACTGACTGCATTGTGTAGTTCGGATAGATATGCTGTTTGATTTCTAAATTTATTTTCAAGTTCGGCAAGTCGATGTTTTAGCATGGCAATTTCGTTATCGCGTTGATCATTGGACGATTTGACATCTTTAAGAACTTTTTCGTGACTGAGCAAGTTGGGACGAGGCGGTGCATTGGGGTCCACTGCACGTTTCTTTTTGACTTTGTACATGTCTAACATACTCATATTTATTTCCAATAGGGTTCAAACTCGGGAACTATATCCAAGACATTTTCTTTGCGTACACGATCAAGTTCATTGGTTCGGTTCATTACCACGTTCCATTCGGTCAACGGAATTTGATTCATGTAATTGATTATGCCCTGTGCTCTGGGATAGTTCTTGAGTCGTTGTTGTGCAAGATCTTTAAGTTCTGGAGGCAAATTTGTAATGTTTTGCTCCACCGGGTAATTGGCAATACTTAAATCGTATTTGTCAAATCCATTGGAGTCAATGAAATCCAAGACTTGATGCAATGATAATATATTGTAAATGGTCACAACAATATTGAATCTAATATTGACCTTGAACTTTTTTATCAAATCGAGATTGGCCACGAACCGACTCCAATTGCTGCCACTGCGAATATATTCAAATACCGATCCTAGGCCGTCCATGCTCACTATGAACAATACGTTGGTAAAATAGGTCAAATAGTCTTCGATATTGTAGGTTCCCAGGGTCAAACGTGTTAAATTTGTCACGTATGTGAGTCTAATATCTCGCATGCCCAACTGCCGCAGATGTTCTAACATAGCCCAATGTTCTTGCTGAAAGAACACTTCGCCACCGGCAAAGTAAACTTCTCGTAATTCACCAAGATCACCGTACTTGGCAATAATGTCTTCCCACACTGTGGTATCGTGTGCTTGTATTATGTAACTGCCATTTACAGTGGCGTTTAATTCTTGGGCCCAGGTATGACTGTATCCGGGCCCGCACATGCGGCATTTCAAATTACATACATTGCTGAATCTAGCGTCCCAATACTGCATTTGAAAATTGTGCAAGGTACCATCGGGTTCGGTTTTGGCCAGTAACCAATCTAGATTACTTTCGGGTATGTTGATATTTTTGCTGGTTCTAAAACTTTCAAGACCGTGGCGTTCTTGTCTATAACAATTGGCACAGGCTTCGTGTTCGTGTCCCTGCATCATGGCCCGACGCACCGACTTCATTTCGGGAACATTTACTATGTCTTGAGCAGTAGCAAAATCTCGTATGTTTCCAAACTCGACTGCTTGTTTATCGGCACTGCAACAAGGACCAAACTTGCCGTTGGGCTCGTGAAAGAAATGAACCCATGGCAAGATGCAAAAAGTCTTACTCGGCAACAACTGAGTCAACTGTGGCTGCCTCTGCGTCTACTGCAGGTTCTTCTTTGGGAATAAACTGCTCAAGGTAAGCAAGATCCAATTGTGCCATTACATTGATAACATATTTGGGATAGGCTTCCAAAAAGTATTTGAATAGCTTGTCAAAGTCGCCATCATAAGCATTGAAACGATTTTTAACAATGGTCTTCTTGCTTAAATTTAGTACTACACCGGCGTAACTGTGGTCATTGGGCTTTAGGCCTTTAGTAAACTCAATGCGTTCGTCGTATTGATGATTGTTGGGATCGCTCATGTATCCTCTAACATGTGTCATTTTGGGATCTTTGGGCTTGATCACGTAAAACGCCAAGAGGTGTAAATCTTTAATTTTCATTCGTGTCCTATCTTTGATAATTCGGTTATGATTGCTGATACATTGATTTCTGCGTCGGACACCAGTGTATGATTGGCATATCCACGGCTTATAATTATAATTGCTTCGTCCTGTCCTTCGGGCGTTGAACTCCAGATATCCAAGTTATCGTACATCCAACGAAAGAAACTTTCCATGTCTTCGTTGGCAATTTGACTGCAAATTAATCCACGTGCTTCGCGAAATTTTCCAGCCTTGAACAATGCCACACTGTCCAGTTTCCAATCTTTGACACTGGAATCGGTTTGTCCGGGATTGATCAAAGTACCAGTAGTGGTACTTCGTTGCAACAGGTTCAAACACTTGCGTAAATCGGGATAGGTTGCTTTGACATAGCTGTCTAAAACATCTAGATCAAATTCAATACCTTCGGTTACCAACACAGTGGCTGCTCGTGCAGTGAATTCGGTAGCATCGGTTTTGTCAATGTGGAATCCTTGACATCTACTGTGTATGGGCGGAAGTATTTTGTTGGGATAGTTACAGGTCAAGATAAAACGTACATTTTGACTGTAGTCTTCCATCAAGTTACGCAGTGCCGGTTGTACACTATTGGGATTCATATAGTCGGCTTCGTCAATGAGCACAACTTTGAACTTGCCAAACGGCATGGTTTGGCAAAAATTAATTAGCTTGTCGACCCACTCGACTTTACGTGCTTCTTTACTGCCGTTTGCATACATTACATCGTATTCTTCGATACCCAGCTCGTTGATCAATATCTTGGCCAGTGTTGTTTTACCGGTACCGGGACTGCCGCTCAATAACAAATGCGGGATAATGCCATCCTTGATCCAGCTTTCGACTGTTTGTCGTTGTTCGGGATCGGTAAAAACATAATTTTCTACTGTGTTGGGTCGGTACTTTTCGGTCCAAAGTTCTTTCATTTAATATTCCAATCTTGTTTTGCTTGTTGCCATACTTGACGCGGATGCGTTATGCACCATACAGGAATTATAACGCAGGCTGCAAGTAATAGCAACCAAGTTGGTGTAGTTGCAGGGTGATGTGGACAACGCCCTTGACGATAGTCGCACCCGGGACTATACTCGTGTCTACAAGTGGTACATTTCATTGTTTAAGTATCCTCATAATGCGATCTTGCTCTTGTTCTTTGAGCCATTCTTCCTCGCCGGCATAAGTGCTACAAGCCGCCAAACTTTCATCTACAAGCCATTTGAGCCGGTACAACTCTTGTTTGGTGTTCCAAGTAACAAATCCATCATTGCGAGGATTGACGCATTCGGCACGCATCATCCAAATGCCATGTCGTATGGCATTGGCATCCCAGTCACGTCGGTATCCCATTTTACCAACGTGTTTTAGAATCGACTAATTTGCCGGTGTTGTGTGTGTCATCTCCGGTGGGTTCGGTATCGGATACCAACAAGATATCGTTGGGGTCAATTCTACGAATTGTTCGTTCGCCGTCGTGATCCTCAATACCAACTCCACGTGTCCAACGACCGTGGGCAACCATGACCCATTGTCCCACTCTAATATCTTCTTGCTCGGGTCCAATGGCATATACCTGTGCCCATCTTGGACGAACTCCAGCGGTTCTACCGTCGTCGCCGAGTAAGTACAATCCACTACTGGTTTTCCTCTCTTTGAAGTTCATATCGGTCACCAGCACATGATCTTTGATGGTGCGTATTTCTTTGATTTTAATTGGTTTTAACATATCAAATTCTAGTAGGTCCTTGTGATTTTTTTTGCTCTTTAGCGGTGGGTATAGGTTGTTGTACCACTGATGCTGTTTTGGCCGCTGCTGCTGCCAAACTGCCACGTGCCGGTGGCTCAGATGGTGTTGTTGGCTCCAATGGGCCACTGTTGGTAAGATTGTTTACCATGTTATGTAATTCTTGTGCTTGGCTTTTTTCAATTAATTTTTGTTGTGCCATGACCACTGCCGGGTCATTGGGACTGTACGGAGCATCGGCAACTGCATAGGCCTGATCCATGATTTGATTTCGCCCCATGGCCACTTCACCGTTGTTGCCCAATAAATCACCACGTGCATTGACACGCATGTTGCCAACGGCTGTGACATTTTCGTTGGTTAATTTGACTCGATCAATATCAACCATTTTGCCACGTGCGGTTTTGTATATTTTTGACATCGTTATTCCTTATTTTAAAAATTCTCGTATATCAAGATCATAATACATACTATTGATCTTGTGTACGCCCAGCAAGTATAACACATAACTGGCTACACTACTACCACGACCCAATCCCCATAATACTGAATTAGCTCGCATGGTGTCTACAAAGTATTTAAGATATTGTAGCAAGGAGAATAGGTTTCTTTCCTGATACAACAATAGCTCTTGTCCCACACGTTGTAGTTCGGCATCGGTTTGGCACAAATTTAATACATGTTGTGCAATATCCAAATCTTGATATTCTTCGGGCATGTACCATGTTTGTTGTTGTCCCCAGTGAAACAGTTCCAAGGAAACGTCCTCTTGGGGAACTGTATATTGTCGCAGTTGCGGAAATCCGCTAAAGGTCTGCATCACTGCTGTGTTATAAGGCAAACTGTCCACGACTCGAAACTTTGACAAGTCCAAGTCAGGATCGAGATAAAGCAAGTCGCAAAGTTCTCGAGTATCGGTATAGGCCTGTCCGTAGGGATCGTAATTCATTTAATATCAATTAGCTTGTCGAAGTTGGGATTCTTTTTGGCCATTTCTTCCATTTGTTTTCGAGTGCGTTCGTTTAATTCAAATTGGTAGTCGTCCAACATCATGTGTATTTGTTGTACTATGTCTCCTCGACCCCAGCGATAAGCCATACTCAGTCTAGAGTTGAGCTCGCTTATTTTCTTTGACAGCTCTTCTTGAGATAAAGAACTTAATACAGGTGTGAGTGGATGTCCCATACTCGTAGTATATGTGAATGTTGTTTAAAAATCAAGTCTTTTGGTTAACTTAGATACCAAGTGTTCGCAGCCGAAATATAGGTCAATTGAGCTGTTACATTACCGGCACTGAACTTGTTGCTTGGAACCCATTTGACTGTGGATGTCGAGTATACATTTGCCGAAACAATGGGAGCTACCGATACAATTTTGAATCGTTGTCGATCAACCGGACTAGGCGGCAATATAATATTACCGCTAGAAATTGACGCCGACCCAGTGCTGTCGATGATCACGGTGCTTACTGCATTATTGGCAGTGAACACACTACCACCACTGGTTACAAAATTTGTAATATAAGTACCGCCTTCTACTATGCCCGATTTGGTATAGAAGTTGCCGTACACATGAACGCTCTGGTCGTTTTCAATGCCCATGCCCTGTAGTACAACATTACCGCTATTGCCGCCATCGTCGGCAGTAAAGAATGCAATATTACCACCTAGACCGTATGTGACATTGGATCCGGTCGCATAATGCACAATGGTTGACAATTGCTGGAACACATTGCCAGTACCACCGGTGCCGGTATAGGCAACAGCATTGCGATATCCAAGATAATCACCGCTTTGTACCGGAGTAATTGTGGCAGTACTCAAATTACCGCGTGCAGCAGTAAGAGTATAACCGCCAATTTTGGTTGTATCAAGTTGTGCATTTGTGGTGCTGGCCAAACTCAAATTACCAAGTGCCACTGAATTATACGATCCCAGGGCACTGACAATGTTTTGTCCTTGATCGCCGGCCAGTGCCACTCCCAATGCTGTTTGGCCGCCATTGTTTTGACCATAGCCCAAGAACAATGTGGGAGCTGCAGTGATTGCAGGATTGAAATAGATCTGTGGGTCACGCAAACTGTTGCGATTGCGAGTAACATCAAATATCAAATAGTGTGATCCGCCGTCGATTGAACTAAAATCAAATACATAATTGCCGATTGCATCAAAAGTAATAGTACTTGTGCCGGCATTGAATCCAGCAATATCGCCGTCGGCAATGCTCACACTAGAGGGAAGTGTTACAGTATATGCGGTATTGGTCACATTGATCCAAACTCGCATCAAGCCATAGCCCAATGCACCCGATCCAGTACTAGCTGGCCAGTTAATAAAACTCAAGCTGATTGAGGCATTTGTGGTTAACTTTTGAAAGTTGGCTTTTGAAAAATCCAGCTGAACTGCACCGCTTGCTGTACCCAAATCCAATAAACTCTGTGTCCAAGATGCCAATTGCGGAGCAATAATCTGTGCCCCGGCCATGTTGTTGTTTAAGGTTTGTCCATTTAAGGCACTGGTTGTAATGACTTTTGACTGTAGATCAGAAATTTCGTTTTCGGCATAGATAAAGTTATTCTTGATATTGGTAAAATTATCTCTGAATCCTTGGCTGGAATTATCTTGCCCAGCAATCGGGAAAGTGCCGTCTACGTTGTATGGATTGATGTTGCTTGACATGTAATCTGCGTCCTAAATATGATATCAAGTATTTATACTCAAAGAGTCATATTAAAAACTATTGCTGACTGCGGCTCGTACCCAAGTGTTTGTGGCAATACATAGATAGATGTAACTAGAATTATAGGCTATTTGTCCGGTGATTCCGGGTGCACTAGAACTGACCGGCACTGTGGTTGACGATATATAGGCCGAACTATTGGCCTGCAATGCCGAAATCTCAGTGGCAGCAACAGTAAAGTTTTCTTGTATGACAGTAAAATTGGTTCTAAAACCCTGTGTATCATTGTCTTGCCCGGCAATGGGGTAAGTGATATCTATATTGGTTGCATTGATGTTTGATGCCATTTGATCTTTACTCCTACAGTATATTTATGGAAAAGCACCGTACTGCGGGAACTTTAAATATTGATCTTGTGATCCTGGGACGTAATATTGATCTCGGTCCGAGAAGAATCTAGTGGTCCCGCCATTGAATGTTGTTTGTGTGCTATTGGCCAATTGTGTGCTATTGGTTTTATACGGCACATAATAGGGAACTGTGTGTCCCAGCGTAGTATCTAGTGTGTAAATCAAAATACTTCCGTTGTAGGTTTGGCCCATGGCCACTTGTATTTTGCTGTTTAACACAACGGGTTTGACAAATATCAAATTTACCACATCGTTAACAATGTCAATTTGCCAAATACCGCCGCGTTGATTTACACTGTTGGCCAGACTGGTCACTAGAATTGTTGGCGGAATTTGCGGATATGTGATTAATGGTGGAGTAGTAGTAAATGTAATCGACGTGTTGCCGTTTATGTTGGCCAATGTGTAATTTGCATTGGTTATCACAGTGCCGTTGACTAACACTGTGGTTGGACTGCTTACAATATTGGCCAAGGTAAAAGTCGCAACATTTCCGTTGGCAGTAAATGATTGTAAGTTTACTCCGCTGTAGACCGATATTTGAGCCGGATTTGATGGCACAACAACATTGGCCGGCGGTGTTGTAAACAACAAAGTGGTGCCCGATATGGTATAACTTGAATTAGATTGCAAAATTCCGTTTACATAAACATTGACTGCACCGGCATTGGCAATGCTTTGACTTATGGTATAGGATGATATTGTGTTATTGCCAGTTATTGTGGTCGAAGCTTGAGTGGATTCTAGATAGCCCGGCACAATCGAGTAGTCATCATAAGCCTCAGAACTGTAGCCTTGATCCACTCCGGTCAAAATATCATTACCGATATAGGCATCTACATAATCTACCCAACCGTCGTATGATCCGCCATTGACAAAATTTTCTTGTTTGGCAAAAATCAAGGTCTGTCCCGATTGATAATTTGTTACTCCGTCTATGCCACCATGATTGTTGATATAATCTACAGGTCTGCCGTTGATTTGATCAAACGGAACCGACAATGCATAATTCACTGTGGCCACAATGGCTCCGATGTTGTTGACCGGCAAGTAGTCAAAAGTTGTTTCGTATCCGGTAATATACACATTGGCACTGGTGTCAAAATATCGACTGTAGTTGTTGTCCATGTTGTATCGATCAATGGTAAAGTCAATATTCTTGAAGTTAATGCCTGTGGCTGCAAGATTGTAAGCAATTTTTTTACTGTAACCCGGTTGTGTATAGGCCAAGACCACAGCCTTGACATAGCCCAAGGGCGGATTGAAACTGTTGCCCGAACTGCCTTCTTGGTCGCTGGTCATCCAATTGGGCAAACTGCTCTGGTCATAATAGCCAACATTGTTTACCAATCTCGATATCATGTTGGCCGAGTTGTTGGGATAGATAACGTCGTAATTGTTACCGATAGCATCAATATAGGGATTGGCTATCACCCCGGCAAGATTGATCTCGAGTGGAGCACCTTGTCCAGCGGAATTTTCTTCGGGATCAACAATTTCAACATAAACAACCTCGTACTTGACATTGTAGTTGTCGTCAAATACCACCGCAGTTTTAATCGAGCCAAAATTGTAGGTTTTGGTCCAATGATTGTTGAGTATGGCATTGGCATAGTTGACATATTGGGTACTGTTAAGTCCGGGCAAGAACAACATTCTTAGATTGTTAGCAACGCCAAACCAAGGATCGGTGGGTTTGTAAATGTAATCGGGATTGAATATGATTGTATCATTCAATATTGATTGCAAGGCTGCACGTTGATTTTGTGCCGGCATTGCTGTAAGATACAAATCCACATAGGGCCTTTGATCTATTAGATCTACAACCACTGTGAATTTTCTCAACGACGATGAAGTTCCATCAGTGGTAGCGGCTTGTACAGTAAAATTATAAGTTCTATCTAGAGTCAATGCCCCGTTATCAAATGTGGTTGCAAAATCATCTAGACTGAACAGTTCAAAACTTACACGTCCACTGATATCGCCCGATGGCAATAACGACAAGCCCTGTGGAAGTCCGGCAGGATATCCCGGAGCATCATATAAACTATAAACTAGATCTTTGCCAATTACACTGGTTGCCGTCACAGACAATTCGCTGACGCTGCCGTTACGGATAGTGCCGAGATTGGCTGGTGTGACCCAATTCACAATATTGTTGACATCGCCCAGCACAGTCAAGTTGAAGAATTCCGGGGTGCTGGTGTAGGTATTTCCACTAATGGTCTTGGACACAACTATACCAAACGTGTAAGTCTGTTCTGAAGTGGATTGACTGTTCAATTTTCCGTACAACCATCCGGTTGTGCTGTCCAGTGTCAGTCCCGGCAAGTTGGCCGGTGATGTATTTCCCGACGAAAAACTGTCAAAGCCAATATAGTCAAAACCTTGATCGGTACCAGAAACAAAAGTATCAAATGTTCCAGCTTCGTTGGCCAAACTGTACGTGATAGTGTCACCGGAAAAATCTAGACCTTGAAATTTATAAGCATAATAACTGTCTTGTCTAGCAGTTGGTATAGCTCCGGGAGTGTTTAAAAGAATAGGAGTGTATACACCGTTGTAGGACTGTACCGAAATGGTATAGGACTGCAAATCATAATTGGCACCATCATAAGCCTGCACAGTAAAACTATAACTCAAGGATTGTGTTGCAGTATTGCCAAAATCGTATGCATCGCCGGGATGATCGTATTCTTGTTGATATATGATAGCACCACTAGCGGGATCGGTCACAATCGTGTTGTATCCCGATATTGATGAAGCATTGGCTTGCGGAATTGGATAAATGTAACCGCTGATGACACCGGTATTGGCGTCCAGTGTAACCCCATCGGGCAATGCCCCCGATTCAATACTCCACTGTACTTGAACCAATGGGCTGAGTTCGGTCACTGTGAGTTGTTGATAAAAATAACTGCCGTCGTAATAGGTTTCCAACGAAGTCACTGCGGGTTCAATAACCGGGCCATTGACATCGGTGATGCTGATACTGAACGATCTATCATTTACAATTCCACTTGAATCTTGGGCACGTACTGTAAACGAATAAGTCTTGGTTTGATCAACCACAGTTGATGTAGTAAAAGTTGGTACGCCTTGCAGATATCCTGCCTTGGCTATTTCCATGCCCGCCGGCAATTCGCCCGACAACAGAGTATAAGTTACTGCACTATTGTCTGTGGTTTGCGTCTGTAACGGAATTTGATAATATTCGTTGTTGGGCACTGTGCCCAAACTGCCACTGGCCGTTACCCAAGAAATTTTATTTGTAATTGAATTGACAATGTTTATTGTAAATGTACCATCTAGTACGTAACCATTTTGGCTGTTTGCACGAACTGTAAACGAATAGGGTACTCGTAATTGACTATTAGTTGAGTAAATAGATGTTGGAGTTCCGCTGATGACGCCGCTGGAATTACAAGTCAATCCCTGCGGCAGTGCTCCACTAATGATGGAAAAAGTAATTGGTGCCCCGTTATTGGCCGAATCGTATGCCAACAATTGGTAGGATATGGGTAATTGGCTGGCAAAATTGGCTATAGTGCCCGGAGTAGTAATCCAACTTAGATTTGACATGTATAATCGTTTCTCGTAGTGTTGGATCGGGCCAAGGCCTTAATCCAAATCCTTATATAGCTTATTTAGCGGATTTGAATAAAGCGGGTCTGGGCTAATTGATAGAGAAACTGCTGCCGCAACCGCAAGTGGTTTGGGCGTTGGGATTTTTGATTGAGAAATTGCTGCCCATTAAATCGTCTCGATAGTCGATTTCGGCACCGGTCAAATACTGCATGCTCATTGCATCAACCAAGACTTGTACTCCTGATTCGTCTAGAGCAAAATCATCTTCGTTTTGTTCTTCATCGAGAGTAAAGCCATAACTCATGCCCGAACATCCGCCGCCCTGTACAAATATGCGTAGTTTAAGGTCGGGATTGTTTTCTTCGGCAAGAATATCTCGTAGTTTTATAGTAGCGTTTTCGGTAATTGTAATCATAATCTTCTATTAATTGCGTCCCAGTCCATGATACGCCAGATGTTGTCTAGGTACTTGGCCTTGTCGGTGTGATAGTCCAAGGTCCAAGCATGTTCCCACCAATCCACTAACAAGGCAATGTCGGTGCGTTTGGCGTGATTGCGAATGGTTTTGATCTGTCCCGATTTGCTGAGATAAATCCAATTGGATCCCTGCAACTTCATGGCTTCGGTTTTGAATGCTTCCTTGAAGTCATTGAAGTTTTTGTGATTGCGTTCGATCAGGTTCAAAATAGTTCCGTGCGGCTTGCGGGCCCCGGGACTGCGAAATTGTGCAAACCAAATGCTGTGTAAAAATGCTCCGGCTTCGTTAAAACCGGGATCGCCTTCGCCCCGGTTGTAGCGATCCACATAGCCTTTGTACAGTTTGCCAAAGTGCAAATCCACTGTGGCCCCACTCATGACCGGAGCAAGTGCGGTTCTACTGTAGGGCAATTTTATTTGCTCCAAGGTCTGTTTGTTTTTGGCTTCTAGTAATTCTATGGTGTGTCTAATGTCGTTCATACATTATTTATTGCGATACACTACACGTCCGCGATTCATGTCGTATGGTGACATTTCAACTTCCACACTGTCGCCTAATAATATACGTATATTATTCTGTCGCAGTTTGCCACCGATAGTGGCCATGACCCGGTGTTGATTTTCCAACACAATTCTAAACATGGCATTGGGAAGGACTTCCTCGACTCGACCGGCCATTCTAATTAAATCTTCTTTGCTCAACGGTTGGTTTACTCCTAATAATTCTATTTACTGTTTACTTAGTGCCATTTCTTCAAATGTGTCATATTTGTATTGCCACATATAGTTGTCCAATCGGGGCTCAAAACTGTCTCGATCAAACGGAATAGAATGTTGTTTCAAGTGTACCGGAAAACTAAAGAAATAGAATTTTTCTTTGTTTTCTTCGTACACACAGGCAAACACGTGCTCTTTATTTTGACATCCCGATATCAAGGCCGAATATTGAGGATTTTTTGCAGTGCCATTTTTTCGAACCACGCTGAATTTGGCATCTACATTGTTGCTATAATCACTGCCCGCACCCAGTGTTATCTCTAGGTTTTTGTTCACTGTGGCAATTGCGATCTCTAACAAATCATCATATTTGAGATATTTAAGATCGCTTTTGCTCCAAGGAAAATCCGGTTCCGAGTGTTGTAGGATTCGATCTATTAGAAATTTTACAATTTGTCTATTTTGTGCAATACGTTTTGTGTACCAAGGAGCTCGATATCGAACTTCGGTGAGCATTTGCGACATAAATTATCTCCTCATTCTACTGATGTCAACTGCCTGCTCGTCACTGAACACAGGTACGGCATTGCTCTTGTGCATGGTGCCAATGCCCAATATTTTAGTGCCAGTGTATTGTGGTATTTCTTTTGAGCGTACTGCACCCGAGTGGCCTGTATCGAGACTGGCAATTTCGTGTCCGGTACTGCGTCCCGCAGGTGTGGACAATTTGTAATTCAATGCCGGAGCCCGCATGGCACGACTTTGGCGTTTTGCTTCTAATTCGGCACCTTGACGCTTGAGCAATTCTCGCCATTCCTGTTCTAAACGTTCGTGCTCACGCTTTTGTTCTGCTGATTTAAATTTCATTTTGCCTTTGCATTTGCCATTTAAACTTAGTGCAGGATGATGAAGATGCATGGTCATAAAGTCACCTATATTAGTACGTCAGAAGTTAATTATATTACATTTCTTCATCAAAGTCAACCGGCACCACATTAACCTGTTGCATTTTTGCAACACTGTTTCTAATTACAGTACTTAGGTTTAGAGCCGCTTGTTTACTGAGAATTAGGGTACTTTCTTGCCTTACATACCCACGTGTTAACATGGTCCAAATTTGACACCAACGACTGATACTGTACCAAGGGCTTACTGTTTCTACATAAAATGTCACTGTGACGTTTTGCAGTTCCCGATCATGCTCGTCGCCAACCTCAATCCACATCTGCGGAAAGTGATCGGTGTCGCCACATTCACAAGCAATGGTGTAGACCCGAGCTGTGTCCCAATTGCGATTTAACATAATTCCTTGTGCAGGTGTTTGAGGTTTCATCTTGAATATCCTATAGTGGTATGATTGAAATATTTTGGGGGTAAGTTTTGGTAAGCCATTAGTGCCACAATGCTTAAAAATATCAGTAGTTCTCGAGTCATTTATCAATTACTTTTTCTGCTAACATTTTGCCAATCTCATCGGGATCTTTAATTTCCTGCATTTTAAAGTCAGGTCCGGCCATGTAGTATCGTTCACCCACAATAAAAATATGATCACGCCAACGTGCTTTGAGTGCTGCAATCAGCTCGTCGTCGTTGCGACCCTGTGCAATGAACTTATTAGTTTCTTCCTCAAAGAAATAAATAACATCACCATGTTTCTCGCTTTTGACTGCATGTATAATGGAACTTAAATATTTCTTTACATTGTCTCCGGTTTC